TCCCAGAGTATGAAAAATACAAAATTACTATTAGAAATATTGACAAATTAGTAGAAAAAATAGCAAATGTATCAAACATTCCACATTTGGACAAAGCTTCAGCAAATGTTAAGTGGAAACGAAAAGCAATAGTAAAAGATGCTATAGATATATTAGTAAATAATAACCAAAAGCTTAAAAAAACTTTTAAAGAAAGAAATGAAGTGGCAAGCAAAATATATGGAATAAATAGAGATTTATCAAACTTGTTCATTTTCGAACTTGAAAATTCTATTTTCGTATTTTCGTCAAAAGATAAAGATTTTTATAAACCAATTAAACAAAATAACATATTGGCATACCTAATATATTTGATTTCATTAGAATTTAATGATTCACACGTTTCTTTTATTGGAAATGATAAAAAAGGATTATGTAACATTCAAATATTTGATAAAATTTACAAGTCATTGTTCGGAGATTTAAAAATTAGAATCAACGGTGCTGGAGACTTGGCACCAATAACAAACTATAAGATATTATGCTATATTATCTATATTTTGGGATGCTCGTCAATAAAATATAACATGTGGTATCATGAATATAAAGAAGGAGCCCAAAAGAAAAAATATGACCCAATTGTTACTAAAATTTTTGTCCATACTGTAGTTGATGTGTTCAATAGCGTGTTAGAAATTGCAGAAAAAGAAAAACAATCAAGCTTGTATGAAATGTTAAGCGTAAAAACATTTAAAAAATTACAAACTACTTTTGCCAATGAAACTTTATACGAAACATTAAAAACAGAGGGAAGAACAACAACATTTGAATCAAACATAAAAATCGCAAATACCGGAATTAAACTTGTGGATCTTTCAGGAAAGCATCAACAAATGAAATATGACCAAGCGTATAGAGAAACGTGTAGAACATCTAAAATTATTTTGAAGAAAAAAGTTCAACCTTATATTAAATTTTACAACGTTAATAATGTTACAAATTGTGCTGATGGACAATTTCATATATGGAATCCAAAAGGCGGTAAATTTATTTGTAAATTGTGTAATGCAGAAGCGAATACATTAACTTATGACAAAAATATCACCGCAGAAATTGCAGATAAATTTAAATTTGTTAGGTTGGGAAAATTAGCAGAGTCTATTTGTATAGCCGACGGAACTGTACATCAATATGTACAAGAAAATGGCGTTAAAACATGTTTGAAGTGTAAAAATACTATAGATCACAAATATAGTACAAAAGAATTAGAAGAACTAGATATTGCAATCGGAAAACACGACGAATTAATGAATACTAATATTATTGAACAAAAGAAAAAAATTAATGAAGATATTTCTAAAGAAGTATCATATATTGATAAGGTCGTGGATAACATTAAAAAAGCATATGCTGAATATTCAGATCCATTTGAATTTATCAACAATATGTTAGATGAAATACAAAGCACAATTGGAAACGAAACTGGTATTGGAACTGGAATATATTTAAGAGATAATTCATATATAATTGATCATGATCATTTAGGATCAAGTTTACCAAAAGAAGTAATTATTACTGACAGTAAGAAAATTAACTTTAAACAAAATCATCCATTCTATAAAACTGATGTAATTTATTACTCAAGTCATCAAAATGGAAAAATAGATGTATTTTATGACGCCACTACAAAAATATTACTAGGATACAAAGAAGAAAGTAAAAATTTTGTACATAACAAAAAACAAGAACGTCGATTAATCATAAATTATTCCATTTTAAATAAGTTAAAATTACTTGGATATTCATCTCAGTTTATTGATGTCACGACACAATATAATAATGCAATAGAAGGAAAAGAAGGAACTAACTACGATAAAGAACAATTAAATACATTATTATTGGCTGATATAATTAGAGATAGAATAGCCAATTTAAAGCGTGTAATATATGAATTTCAACGTGTTCTGTTTAGACTTCTTAATAATTACTCGCAAGTAATAGAGGAACATGACGATTCTGATTATTTTGCAAATATAATGAATTCTTTTGTTGTTAATTACAAGAAAAAACTAAATGACGTAAAACTTGTTGGGGAAAATGGAGAACATCAAGTATTTAAACATTGGAAAGGTGTCACAAGAGGAATATTTGCAGACGAAGTAAAACAATCTAAATTTAATTTTGAAGAACATAAAATTATTAATTCTGAAGAAATAAATAAAATTGACAAAAATGGGAATTTAATATTGTTCTTTATTGTTAAAGAATTTACAAAATTATTACAATACAATTCAAATAAATTTATTAAGGCATCAATAATATCGTTTATATTGGATTTTATTAACACTGCATTTAATCTATTTAACACAGAAAGACTTTCTAACAACATTGATATTAAAAGATTTTATTATCTAATTAACAGTCAAACGTATGTAAACGAAATCGCAGAAAAATCTGGAGTTAAAAATATTGAAGGTATTTATAGCGAATATGTGGACGAAGATCAAGAAATTACACAAGAAGAAAAAGATAGTATGGAAGACGCTAGGGAAGAACAAGAAGGATTAGATATGGAATCTGAATATCAATATGAAGATGAATATGACAAAGTACAAGAATGGGAACCATCAAGAGAAATTATTTATAATCCGGAATATCAAGCATATCAATAAAATCTTAGTCGTCAAATGTATCGTATTTGTCAAATATGAATATTTTTTTGTCATTTAATTTATCTTCACAAAATTCAGTTTTAGAGTTTTCACTTATTTGAATATACACAGAGTTATTTTTCAGTACCGAAAATAATTCTTCATTTCCAATATTTGTTAAATATGAACTTTTAATCATAAATTTATCAAGTTGTAGCAATTCTAACATATATAAATAATCCTCAACTAATTCATCATCAGAAACACGTGATCCACAATATGACCAATTTTGATGTACACAAAGTATACGTAAATTTGGAAATAAATCTTTTAACATATTTCCAAATGTTCTAAAAGTTGGAACTCCTCTGTCAACATATCCAATTTTTATGTACTCAATTTTATTAAAATCATAATTGGATTTTGGCAAAATATGAACAAAAAAATCCAAATATCCGTTTGGTCTTATTTCAATTTCATTATAATCTCCATCTCTATCTAAGTCGTCAGAGTATTTTCGTATTGTATTAATACTTGAACAACTCCAAATGTAGTCTACATATAAAAATTTTTTATCAAAAGACAAATAATGCTCAACGCGTCCTTTTTTTATAAACGTTTTATCTTTTGTATAATTACCAAAAAAGTTTTCTATTTCTGGAACTGTTATGTATTCCTCCGTAAAATCATTCCACATTTTTGTTATCTTTTTTCATAAGATGGTTAATAGTTGAATTTGATAATTCAATTTTTCAATCTTTCAAAATCATAGTAATTTAAAAACAAAAGTTTTGTATTTCCAACTCTATGAAAATGACATTCTATTTCTAAGTCATCATTTATTTCTTTTACGTCGCCATCCAAATCTCGATCCATGTGTATTTGTATATATGTAGATCCTTCTTTTATTACATTTAATATACTTTTATAGTTTGTATTATCAAAAGTGTCACTTTGAAAATCATTAAGTATAAATTTATCTAATTGCAATAAATCTAACATATACAAATAATCGTTAAATGTCCCATCTGGCATAAAATTTTGTTCAATATATAATCGCGTCAAATTTGGAAACATTGTATGTAACATATTTCCAAACGCTTCAAAATCTGGTATTCCTCTATCAACATAGTTCACTTTTATATATTGTACTTTTGTAAGATCGTAATTAAATTTTGTTAATTCTTCAACAAAAAAGTCTAAATAACCTAAATTATTGTGTGCTACCTTTAAAGATGTTTCCAGTAATTTGTTGTTAGAATATTTTTTGGTATTTGTAACACTTGAACAACCAAATAAATATGACACATACAAAAAATGTCCATTGGGAGACAAGTAATGACTATTTGTTTTGTTGTTAATAAAATTTGGATCATTTAAATAGCCATCGAAAAAAGTTTCTATTTCTGCCAATGTATCATATTTATATTTATATTTATTCCACATTCGTTTTTACTGTTTGTTTAAAAATTTAATTGTTTTAGTGTTATTTATTCAATTTTATTTTTTATATGTAAATACTACATGTAATTATTTTTCTTCGCGCGTAGTTGGATTGATAAAATGAATATGAAGGTTTGCGAAAAGCGTTCCCACTACGCGTAGATTTTTTTTTCGCGTATTATATAGACTTTTTATAAAGTGATATATTTATTATGTACATGTTAATAAATATAATTAATTTAAAAAATATTTATGAAGATAAGATAAAGGTGACGTTTTTTATATGGAAAAAAATTTCGCGTATAAAATAAAAATATAATTTAAGAATATAAATTATATAGCAAATATATAAAAATGTTTAATTGTAATTTGTGTAATTATAGTACTAACAGATCTACAGATCTTGAGAGACATAATAATACTAAAAAACATATCAAAAAAGCTCATGATATTTTAAAGTGTAATATTAAAAATGATCTTGATTTGGAAAACGTAACCCTTTTGTCACCCGAAAATGTAGAAATATGCCAACAAATCGAGAATTGGAAGAAAAAAAAATTAGAAAAAAGTGATATTTTTGATGAAAAAATAGAAAACGTCACCATTGAGTCACTCAGCACAGAAACTGTAGAATTAATTGAAACTAAAAAACACCCTAAAAAGAAAAATAATACTGGACGTGTAAAATCAACAATTACATTGGACGGAATTAAGAAATATGTGTGTGAATGTGGAAAAGAATCAAACAATAGACAAAATGCATGGAAACACAAACAAAATTGTGATAAAAGAGATAAAATATTACATCAAAATTTAGAATTAGAAAAAGAAAAGAATAATCATCAATTACAACTACAATCAATGCAAGCAAAAATAGATAGTTTAGAACAAACAATAGCAAAATTAATAAATTTACCACAACAAACAAATTTGAACACCGCTGGAAGTAATAATTTATATAGTCATAATACTAATAGTAACAATTTGACAAACAATGTTTTAAATAACAACCAAAAAATTGTTGTATTTAATTATGTCAATTCAAATTTTCAAGATGCTGAACCAATAAAAATGCTAGAAAAGAGCGATATCGACAAAATGTTAGTCATACAACAAGATACTAAATACACATTGGCTGATTTTCTTATTTATAATCAAAGTAATCATAATCTAAATGGTTTTTTAGGAGATATTATTTTGGTTGCTTATAAAAAGGAAGATCCAAAAGACCAACAATTTTGGACGTCAAGTGTACTAAAGCTTACATTTATTGCAAGGCAAATTTTAAATAAAGAAAAAGTATGGCTAAAAGACATGAATGGAGTATGTATAACAAAACATATAATTGATCCAATTTTGAAAGAAATAAAAAAAATCTTACAAAAATATGTCAAAGATATTGAAAAAGATCAAAAATGTAAATCATATGAAGAAATGGAAAAAATGCAAAATAATGGAATAAAAGCAGTCGACATAATAAAAGAAATTAATGATAAAGAATTACATAAAAAAATATTAAAATATATTGCGCCACATTTTCAATTAGAACATATGTCAGTAGTAAAATACAAACCAAATACAATTAAATAAAAATCTGTGGTTTTCAAAATTTATTTTAAAAATTGAAATATTGATATTATAACATTTCAATTAATACGATTTCAAATATATCAAAAATGTTCGAATTATTTGAAGATTTCATCGAATCTGACACATATGAAGAATATGAAGAATTTCCAGAAAAATGTGTTGATTTGATAGAGCAAAATATAGTGTCCCCAAAAGTAGGGTTAGAATTTTATGTAAATACTGCGATGGAAGACGGTTTAGATAGGAAAATACTATTAAAATTATTTAATTCATATAATTTAGATATTAATGGATTATATGATCTTTCGACAGATTCTAATCTGCCAACGACATTGTTAAATTCATTATGTGAATATAGACTTTTTGACGATATCAAAACCTGTTTGGAAGTTGGGGCAGATCCAAATATCGAAGATACTATTCATTATAGACCATTTCAATCGTTAATGTCTGGACATAGTGCCACATACATAGGAAAAAATGCCGAACATATTAAAACGTGTATTGAATTATTTTTAAAATATAATACAAAATTCACATTAGAAAAATGGCAATATGAAGAACATTATAAACCATATGAAGAAATTGATAATTATTTCGTGGAATTTAAACAACAAATAGAAATTATTGATAATATTAATAATAGATTTGATGTATGTGAAAATTAGTAACCTCCTAAACTTCCTCCATTATATCTCAAATCAGTATATTTCATACATTTAGTTTGATCATTTTTACATATATTTTGATTTCCATATAACCACATTGCAAAAGCATGTGTGTCTGGCGGATTCATTTGTGGAACAGTATAAAATTGTCTTTGTGAATTTTCTCTACCAAAAACATCACTCACGTCCCTAAATAAGTTATCATTAAATGCGTTAGATACTTTTTCTGAAATTTCATCGTCATCTACGTTGCACGCGGTAGGAGGATTTTCAACATTAAAATCGGCTTGTAACGGGTTCATAAAAGGATTATCAATTGTTGGTTTTCTACATACACTTTTTTGATATTTTTCGAAATCTGTTAGAGAATATTTGACTTTATCTGAAGATGTCCTAGATTTATTTTTTGTGCCGTAATACTTACCCATGTGTAACTCGCCATTTGAATCATAATATCCAGACTCGAAATTTGGTGAATACGAATCTCGATCATCACCATTAAAATCTTCAGATAAACCTTTTTGTCTAATTAACTCATCTTGTTTACCTTTTGTGTCTGCATCAAAAGAATAAAATAATATAATGACAAAAAATATTACAACAATTCCCAAATGAATCCATTGTTCTTCTTTTTTTAGAATCAACACAAGAATTAAATAATAAATAGTAAATCGTGTCACTGCATTTAATTGTTGTGTTCTTGTCATGTCTTCTGATGGAATAAATTCTAGATAATTGTTATTTTTGTATAAAATTGTAGGATCTTGTGTCCAAAATATATTATTACTCATTTATACATATTATATCTATTTTATTTATTTATTTTTTGTTGTTTCTTTTTTAACTTCTCTTCTTCTTTTTTCCTTAATCTGCAATCTTCCATAAATTCTAATGTATATTCATCTGCCTTTTCTTTAAGATATGTTAGCTTTTTAACTAATTTTCGTTGTTCTGCAAGTTTATCAACTTGTGCAAAATTTTGTGTTATTTGATTTCCTTGATTTTGAATATCGAATGATTCTGATGACCTCATAGACGAATTATTTTGATTTTGTTTATTTTTTTGTTTATTTTTCAAATTAACAATAAAATGTTTTTCAACCATTTCCCAGCATTCGTTAATAGGTTCTATACCATCGATTCCTTCTAAATATGTCATAACTTCATTAGTGGATGTTTTAATATGACACATCATAGGATATGAATCTTTTGTACCCTTAATAAAACTTATTTTTCCTATATCTTGGGGCTGAACAGTGTAAAATAAAAACATGACATTTGGAAAATTTTCTGCTTTTCTCTTAATAAATTTTTTAATAATTGATCTTATTTCAGATGGTGTTGTTTTTAATACAAGAGATAATACTATATAATCAGCACTTCCACTTTTTAAAAATCCAACCAAATCACTAAACATATCAACTTGCCAAATATTTTCAGACATTTGTAATTTTTTAGTATATGAATATTTTTTAAATTAAATGCCAACTTTTTGTCGCACTATATCAAAAATAATAAAATTTGAAAACATTTTATACAACACATATAATGATTCATATTTAAGTATAATTTTATATTAGTTATCATAATGATTGTCTGGCAAAATGGTAATGAATATTTATTCGGAAAAACATCTGGTTTCAAATACACAACAAAGATTGCTTCTTTTGACTTAGATGGAACGTTGACAGTCACTAAAAGTAAAAAAAAATATCCTAATTCTGCCGATGATTGGGTATTTTATAACGATGTTGTTCCGATAAAGTTAAAGGAATTAGTTAAAAATAAATATTGTTTAATAATTGTCTCAAATCAAGCCGGATTAAAATCGGAGTCAAAAAAGCAAGAATGGATAACAAAATTAAATTCAATCCAAAACATATTAAAATTAGAACTTGTGGTATTTTGTTCAACTCATGATAACGAATTTAGAAAACCATTACCGAGTTTTTTTTTCACAGAAACATTTTTCCCACAAGATTTATATGAAAAAAAACATGAAGATAGTTTTTATTGTGGTGATGCATGTGGTAGACCAGGAGATCATGCTAATACAGACTTGAAATTTGCTAAAAATTGTGGATTAATATTTATGACACCAGAAATGTTATTTTTAAATGAAAAATCTGTAATACCAAAAATTGTATATCCAAATGTACAATCTATAATCAAAACAAAATCTGATTTTGTGTTTAATCCGTCAATATCTCCAGAAATGATAATAATGGTAGGTTATCCTGCTTCTGGAAAATCTTCTATCTCGAACATGTTGGAACAACAATATAATTATATTATTGTTAATCAAGATACATTAAAAACAAAATCAAAATGTTTTAAATATGCCACTGAAAATTTAAAACAAAAAAAGTCAATAGTCATAGATAACACTAATAGAGATAAACAAACTAGGGCAGAATGGATAAATCTTGCAAATACATATAAATACAATGTTAGATGTATTTTGTTAAATGTTTCAAAAGATTTAGCGATGCATAATAATATTTATCGATACTTGAAAACGGGTAAATATATATCTAAAATAGTCTACAATACATATGGAGCTAATTACGAACCACCTGAATTATCGGAAGGATTTAAAGATATTATTTCCGTTAAAAAAAGTCCTTTAGGAGAAAATTTTGATGAAGATATGTATCAAATGTATATGTATTAAATTTTATTTTTATTAATGTGCATTGTTTATAAATTTAATTTATTTACTAGAAATTTAAATAAATTGTTAATTTAAACTTATTTTTTACTACGCGCGGGGAGCTAATTTTTTCCACACAAACCTTGTGTGGAAAAAATTAGCACGATCATATTCTTTCATAGAAATTAACGAATTTGGCAATCTACTAAATGATTTACATAATAAATACAATAAAAATACTTATGAACAAAAATATTCTTTGTTCGCAAGCATATTTTGTAAATATAACGCGTTTAAAATATTTTTAGTTTTTTATAATATAAATATATAGTAAATAGAATAATGGAATATATATGTGAAATATGTAATTATAAAACAGATAGATCTCATAATCTAAAGCTTCATAATAGTTCTATTAAACATTTGAAGAAATCTGGTCTACATGAACTTGAAAAATTAAATATTAAGAAAAATAATTATAAAAATGAAGATAATATCCTCATTACAGAAGATAAAAATCCTCATAGTACAGAAACAAATAATTATAATAATAATAAAAATATTATTACTCAATTAGAACACAAAAAAAATAATAAATGCGAATGTGGAAAAATATATAGTAGTTATAAAAATTTATGGAGACATAAAAAGGTTTGTAAAATCGCCAATGAAAATTTGGTTATTGTAAAACAAGAAGAATTAAATACCTTAATTTCAGAGGTGGCTGATTTAAAATCACTAATGTTAAAAACTCCTGTTGCTCCAATAAACATAAATATGACAAATAATACAACAAATAACACCAATTCTAACAACACTTTGACTGCAAATAATACTATGAATATGTTAAGCGCAGTTAAATATATTAATGCCAACTATAAAGTTGCACCGCCTTTGGAAATGATCGAATCTTCACAAGCAAAAAGTATGTTAACTGCAAAATCAACCAAAGAACATACAGTAGAAGAATTTATGATATATCATTACAACAAATGCTTGTTTGATTATTTTATTGGTGAAATTATTAAAAGTGAATATAAAAAAGACGATCCTAAAATTCAACAATTTTGGGCGACTGACGTATCGAGACTTTCGTTTGTTGTTAGGCAAGCTATCGAAAAAAGTGATAAAATCTGGATCAATGATAAAAAAGGTATATTATTAAAAAAGTACATAATTACTCCTATTTTGACAGAAGTAAAATTAATGGTTGATAAGTATTTTAAATATTGTAAAAAACAAATAAAAGAAAATGAAGAGTATTTAAACTTAGACGCAATTGAAAAATTGGCCAACGCAAGTATGACATGTGAAAAAATATCAATAGACATAGCAAATGAAGTTATGCATGAATTGATACTAAAATATATTACCCCATATTTCCAACTTGAAATAGAATAAAAAAGTTGGAAATATGGGGTATTTCCAACTTGAAATAGAATAAAAAAGTTGGAAATATGGGGTATTTCCAACTTGAAATAGAATAAAAAAAGTTGGAAATATGGGGTATTTCCAACTTGAAATAGAATAAAAAAAGTTGGAAATATGGGGTATTTTCAAAAAATTGATTTTAATAAACATAAATAACACTAGTTAAAAATTATTTATGTACACGTTTAACTTATGAAACTTTATATTCTTAGACATGCTGAAACAAACAAAAATAGATTAAAAAAGTCTATGACAGCTTCTGATGTTTATGATAAAAATTCATCATTAAATGATACTGGAATTTTTAATGCGATGAAAATAGGAGAGTTTTTTAAATTTGAAAGTTTAAAAAATAATGGGATTGACGTAATTTATTGTTCTCCAGCTTTGCGTTGTTTTAAAACTGCTGAATTAATATTTCAATATTGTGAAAATCAAGAAATAGATGTTTACTGTGATGATAGATTATACAGTTTTGATTCAATAAAAAATAAATTAAAATTAAAAACAGATTTAAATAATTTTATTAGTGATGTATTAACAAAACATCATGGAAAAAATGTGTTGATTATAACACACAATCATTGTATAGACATACTTCACAAAATATATGTAGAAAATTTACATGATGATGAATATGTTAATAGTGAATATTCATCATATAAGGTTGATAATTGTGCAATAAGCTGTATTAATTTTGTAAATCCTACTACTTATGATATCCAATTTTGGAATCGCATGTTGAGTACACATTATAATTTAATAGATTAAATTATAGTGGGTGGATGTTTTGATCAGATACACATTATAATTTAATCTATTAAATTATAGTGGGTGCGTGCTCAAGTATGTACACATTATAATTTAATAGATTAGATTAACATAAATTAATTAATTTTTATTTATAAAATGCTAATGCTCCAAATCCACTCATTACTCTTAAGATTTTATTTGCACATCCCCATAACTCTACTTGTAATTCAATTGTAGGATACATTTGAAGGAGCTTTAAAACATCATCAGTTAATATCATAGTAATGCTTGAATCTGTTAATTCTGAATAATTTGCGGACCCGGAAGGCTGTAATAATGTTGGATACAAAGCAAACGAATAAAAATACTCACCCGAATCAAGACTTGGTATTGATCTTCCATATGGAACTACGTGTGTATAATAATCTTCATTTTTTGGATCTTCTCTATTTGATCCATTCATTTGTATTGAAATAGATGAAAAAATTGTGGTAAGTTCCGATAAATTTCCACTTGAATCAATAATTCCTACATTTCCATTTGGATCTCTAGCTCTATAACCAAACTTATTCCAATCAAGCATGTCTAAAGGTCGTTGAGTTGTTTTATCAATAATTCTGGCATACCAAACTAAATATTTTATTGGGTCATTTAAATAAATGTTGTATTTAACTGCTGGGGTTAACTGTTTGTCTTTTGATATATCTTGTACTGTATAATCTTTATTTTTAGAAAGTATTTGAGCATCAACTTTTGACAATAAATTTTTGCTAGAATAAATTTTTGAACCACTGTAATTGTACGATTCAATCAAATATTCTAGCTTCGATTGTGATAATCTATGTCGATCCTCTTCGTCTAGAAAAATATATTGAGCAAATAATTTTGTTTTTAATTTTGGTATTTTTGTGTAATATGAATCTGGTTCTATAATAAGAACTTCAGAATAACTACTCATTTCTATTATTAATTCTACGTCAGAATATAATAAACATAATAAAGGCAGAGCATTACCAGCATGTTTGTTAAACCAAAAATGTAACGGGATATATAATTTGTTTTGTAATCGTTGTATGTCACTATAATTGGATAATTCTTTTGTATTTCCTATCATGATATCGTATCCTCTACTGTGATTTGCATTTCTATAAATTTTGTTGATGAAATGTAAAAGTTCAGATGAATGAGAATCAATTATTTGCCCCCCTATTTTTATGCTGACATTTTTGATTAATTTGTTACCAAGTTCGTTTACCCATGCAAATTTGGCAGGCTTAAACTCAATTGCCGTTAATAAGATTGTTTCTAATTCGGTGTTTATTAAGTCAGACGGATTGGATGAATAATAAAAATAAACATCTGATGGTGATTTTGTTTTTGTTATGTCGATATATTGTCTATTTCCAAAATATGTATCAGTGATTATACTAGGATTTTTTAATTTTGTCAACCGCGATAATTCTATCAACATTCCAGGTAGTATTTTTGAAAATGTAGATCGAAACGCTATTAGTGTTTGATTATAACCATTGTTCGAAGACGACATTGAAATTTGTGATGCTATAGCTCCTACTTGAAATGATCCATTAGTTATATTAGTTAGTAATGTCCTAAAAATGTTGTCAAACATCATATTTGCAATCACGGAAGCATCCCCAAATACAGTTCCTAATGCAGACGTGTATAACGTAGATATATATGGATTCTGTGTTAATAAATTTGACGTGATTAATTGATTGTCAGTTGATCCGATTAAACTATCAAATGTATCAACAGCATCAATCAATGTTTGATATGTGATAAAATTTCCACTGGAGTCCATGGTTATATTGTTTGTAGTTTTTAACGATAAATACCAATCATGTAAAAAAAATGATTTAAATGGATTATTTGCAATACTTGATAAATCAATATAGTCATCAGCGGTTTTTCCTGCTGGAATTGTAGCCAATTTTTTTAACTCAAATGGTATGTTTCCAGAAGGAAACATAATTGTATTACCAGAATAATCTATATTTCCTGAAGAATCATATGGAAAAGGACCACCGGCTGTATTTAATGTTCCATACAACATGTCCAATGGTCCAAGTAATCCATTGTTTGTCAAACTTCCAGAAGAATCGAATTGAGGAATCCAATAATTCATCGTATTTAATGCTAAGGTTCCCAGCGTAGCCTTTAATGACGCAGATGTTAGAGGATATATATATTTAGAGTATACATTTGAATAAATATAATTATTCATTGTTTGAGATTGCCCATATATAAACTCTGATTTTTGTAGTACAGTCGTATTTGAATAATCTGGACTTCCATCAGGGAATACACCATTTATCGTTAAATTCGCCGCATCATTTTTGATTTGTAAAATTGTTTTATTCTGATTATATTGTGCCAACATAAATGTATATAATGTTGTAAAATCATTGATAAATGTATTTATTGTTGTCATCGTGCTTGTTATATTGGTCAAGCGATAAACATCAAATCCAACTTTTCCATTTATGCTGTCAACTGCTGGATAAAGTTCCGTTTTCCAATTTTCTATAGGGTACGTGGTCAAATTCTCTATATATCCACTACTATCCATATAACCATTAAAATCATTCGCAAATGATAATGTTCCTGGAGTTCTGTTAGGGTATTTAGTTACTGTATCATAATTTATGTTTGTAGGAAATGCTAATATAAACTGAGTTGAAATATAATCGTATAAAGATGTCATTGCAGTTCCTAAATTTGTTTTATAATAATTTTTAGATAATAATACATCATTAAATAGTTGATTATAAAGTTGAATAAACTTTTTTTGTGTTTGATATGTAATGGATGATATTGCATCGCAATATATAGGAGCTGATACAGTTGTATTTATAATTGCACTTTTAGTAAAATCATTCAAAACTGAATTAGTTTCTGGCAACAACCCAAGTAGCGAGTATCTATTATGTTGATAATCTGACAACGATGGTAAAGTACTGGTAGCCATAAAACAATTAACAATATTTGCTAAAATTCCTCTTAAGTGTTGTTTTAACGTATATGCATTGTACGTAGTATCTACAGAACCACTTTCAAACAAGCTCACGCGACTGCCAGATCCTGTAATTGTATATGTAGATTTAGTATCAATAATTTTATCTGACAAATCTCCCAATATGTTATAATATGTTTGTGTCAACCATTCTATAGGCAAATATACTATTTCGTCTAAATTAGTGGTCCAATTAAAATCTGTTCCTGCAAGATTTAAGTTACGAAGCGTTCCATCAGAATATGCTCTTGATGACGGATATAACAATTTTTCCGGACGCAATGTGAAAGATAATAAATAATTTGAGCCTTTTGCTTTTTGAGTTTGAAGAGCAGAGAAATACGAATCGTTGACAAATTGTGTGATATTTGTTTTCGTTGTTGCGTCATAAAAATTATCCTCTATAAACGTCGAACGTATAATTTGTTGATAAATGGCTAATTTAGTCGTATATGCGACGTCACCATTGGACTGACCAATTCTGTTATTTCCGTCTGTATATTTTTTAAATTCTGATAGAAAACTATTATCTCTAAAATTCGTATAATTTGGATCAGTAACTGACATTGCATTTCCACTAACATCTATTATATATGGCTGAAATATATAATCAGCATATGTAACAAATGTATCATACACCATCTGTGGTATATCTCGAGCAGCTACAAATGGTATATACGAAGACACAGAAATTTTTCCGTATGTTGTACTTGTTGGAAGATGCTGATTGCCAGTAGCTAAACTATAAATTGTCATTAAGTTATTTCCTGATTGGTATAAATTTGTTGCCCATAAATTGTAATCATCATAATACTCCGAGTAGCCATTAGAAGTCAAATAGTCTACACAAGATGATTTAAAGGATTGAAATTGAGTGTACACATAATTATTGAAAAAATTCGTTACATTTATACCGGAATATTGAATTGGAGTAACATTGTTAAGTACAGATAAAAAATTATCGTCAATTCCGGTGGAATTTCCAATTATTGGTGTAAATCCTGACACCGACGTATATTTCCCTGTTGTTGTTGAATATGTAAATTGTTTGTAAAATGATGTAATATAACTTTGAGCCAAATATCTATTCCCGTAGTACAAGATAGATAAAATTTGATATAATTGTAAAAAATTATATTTTACGTTGATGTCAATATTTGCTGTCAACAAATTTGCTATATATTGAACTTGTGATGAAGATGTGACAACATTATTTATTGGATCTGTACTTATAGTAGCCATATATTGTAAATAAATCATATATGCGTCTGTCAGCGTGTATAAATCTCGTGAAACTGGTATAACTTGGTTATATTTATTTATAATGACATATGTGTTGTTTATAATATCATTAAAATATGACAACGTTGATTGTCCCAAATTATAACTATATGCATTATATTTCGTTATTGCAGGATCTATTACATGATAAAATAATATTGATTCGTCTAGAGATAAAAGTTGTGGTGTTAATATATTTAAATTTTGCGAAGATATAGAAAGATTGCCCTTTAACACTGTAGAATATGTAGGATTGAATGGATCCAACAGTCCAGTACTTGATATTTTTATACGTGTTATGTTGTTCAAATAAGTCATATATGTAATATATCTAAAATCATCAGAATTATATAGAGGAAATCGAACTATTGCTGGACTATTATTTAAATATATAGTAGATGTTCCAGTTGTGTTAGTATAAATAGCAGGTCTGCTTAAAATATTTCCAAATAATGGACTTGAACGAGTGTTATCATAAGAGTTTATAGAGACATCAGGGATATGTACGGGATTTGTAGTATTTCCAGTGACCGTTACGTTGGTAATGTTTGACGGATATGATAAATTTAAATTATCAAGTTCTACCACAGAAAATATTAATCCGCTCGTGTCTATTAACGTGGCATTTGTTAAAAATGCGCTTGGTAAAATACCGGTATCTATTCCAATATCTTGGATTGCATAATTATACATAGTCCCACCACTAACAGTCCCTCCTGTCAAAGTTCTTGTATTGTATGTTGCTCCATTGATTGTTGCCTTAGGTATAGAATTTGTAGTATGTACTATTCCAGAAGAAATTGTGGCAGCAGAAACTTTCCCACCAGAAATACTTATATTGTTTAGCGAGGCATGAGATATGTTATACAATGTCGTCACGACAACTGTTACAGTCCTAAATTTTCGTCTTCCATTTACTATAACAGATACAGTTCGTTTTTCAGTTGTTTTTACTGCCGCGTTTACTAGTACTGCATTTGCAACTTTTATCGGAATTGTAATATTGTTTTCGACCATAATTCCATTTTTTATTGTTCCTCCTATTATAGACGATCCCGCAAATATAGGACTTGTCAATTGAGCATCAGTTATTACTATATATGCTTCTGTTCCGGAAGTAATTGCACGATTTACAGGTGTACCGGATGAAATTGTTCCTCCTGCAAATGTACAGTTATATAAAGTTTTTATTTTTTTAATACCTGCTGAATCGATAATAGTAGCGAGAGGCAACAGAATATTTCCATCATTAGAGATATTTGATGATGGGTTTCCTGCTGATACCGTTCCGCCAGATATAATTGGTTTATCGAATACTGCATTAGTTATAGTAATTCCACTTATTGTACTTGAAGTTAATGTTCCTGCGGTGATTGTTGCATTGGATATGGCCACAGTAGATGTAGTAACTGATGTGAGAGTACAATTTAAAATAGAATAATTTGTATATATAGCACCATCTACTGTTGATATCGTCGCATTTATTATATTTACTCCAGATATTGTAGAAGAACTTGCTGACATAGCTGGATCTACAAATGTTCCGGACAATATGCCACCAGATATATAAGTTCCGGTAATTGTTGCTCCAGTAATTGAAACTTTGTACATCACATTTTTATAAAATATTCCAGTTCCTGATGCGGTAATATCTGGTAAATATCCACTTGTTATAAATCCGCTATTATTATACGTATAATTTGCGTTGTAAATTGTTGCATCTTTCGCATAAGCCTTGAGAGCTCCTAATAAAATACCATTGGTTAATAAGTCTACTTGTGTACTTGGTTGATATAGTGAAAGTGTTTTAGGAGTTTTATAAGTTAAATTTTGGGTAGACAAATTAGAATTTAACAATTGAGCCCCCAAAATTGGTTGTTGTGAATTACCGTAGTCAGGAGAATATGATGATGCCATACGATATAATAATTCTGTTGCACAATTTCTTCCATTTATTAAAGTATTTTTGATGTCATTATATGCAGTAGGTTTAGACATTATTAAAAATGACCCAGATGAGTCCTTTAATCTTGTCAATGGATTCAAAATAGATGTTGCAATTGCTCCAGTTGAGTCCGCTGATGTTCCATCATTTGCCATAATTGACCCATTATTAAAAAAGTTATAATTTTCTATCAAAAAATCAATTCGGTTGTTTATTGTTTCAGTGATACTTGTTGGTCCTCCTGAAGAATCATACGCATTAGTGGTAACAATATCATTTGCTAACCCAAATGCAGAATAATTCCATGCAATGTTATATTGCGCTAAAAGTTTTTGAATAAACTCAAATGTTGGTTTTTTCTTTGATGTTTTTACTTGTGGAAGTTCTGCCACAACGTACATTTTGTGTAATAAATCTGCTTTTTTATCTAATTTTATTATTGTTTTGGATGAAAAATTTCCTCCTGATTTAATTAATATATCATCATCATAAAGAGAGAAATTTGCATATCTTCTATATACGACTTTGAATAAGGTTACTTGGGGAGATATTGTTAAATATAGATCATCGAAACTTTTTGCCACAAGTTGTAAAAATCCTCCAGTCATTATTTTCTATTTACTCTAATACTTGATAATCTTTTAACTAATATTATCACGCATAAACAAAACTATGTTATTCTACAATAACATCTTTTATAAAATTACACATATTTTTAGTAAGAACTTCGTCAATACCACCAGGCAAACAATCAGAATAAGGTTCATTTGTTGGTGTCAAAAATGTATGAATTCTTTTATTGACTTTTTTATATGAACAGCCTGCGTGTACACAATCTCCCCTAAAAATTACTGCCGATCCTACAGGAATTTTGATATAAATGGGTTTTATTGTCTTTTGTATTCGTTTTGATCTTCGTAAAACTTTATATGATCTGCACATTAATTTGTGACTTTGTGGATAAACTTTTAGTCTTGTATTACGTTGCAGACTAAGAAGTGCATTTAAAGGAGGTCGTTTACAAGACTTTAATTTTGATAAAAATCGTCCATCGACGTTATAGTCGACATGAGCATTTTGTTCTTTACAATTTTCATACGATTTTATTATTGAGGATAAGGGACGAGAATACTTTGGCAACAAACCGAGTAAATTTTGTTCATAATTTTTTACAAAAGTAGGAACATCTAAACTTGAAAAATGAACTTGAGATCTTTTATAATCATTGTTACCATTAATATTATTATGTAGTGTATGACTATGACTTATTTTTTGTTCTAAATTTATCACATCTTTATTTGTAATATTTGCAACATTTTCTACAATTGCATAACCAACATTATCCAATTCTTTTTGTAGTTTGTAAGACATGTTATGCATGTTATATATGTTATAGTTAAAAACAAAATTTAATAAAGCTTCTAAGATTAACAATACTTCAATTTTTTACGTGTTAACTCATATATTTAAAAGCAAATCCTCCCATACCCCCGACAACACGTAAAATTTCCATTTTTTTTGAGATTATTGTAATGTTAATGGGCGTGTCTTTAATCGCGTCACCTTCAGAATCAACTGTAATATATGGGGAAATATCTGACAATTTATATGAAAACATGCTAGGATCTATAGTAAAAGAAATAACACAGTTTGGTATGACACTCATATTACATGAGCCAGATGGTTGGTATTCTTCTGGCCATAAACAAAAAGGATATACATTAATTCCGTCTGCCGGAACACGTGTATGTCTGGCATATGGAAGAACGCATGAAAAAAAAGTTGTTATGGATGAATCAAATAATGTTTTTCCATTTAACGTTAGTTCTGCAGAATAAAATGGATTTCCATTATATTTTGGACCTGTTGTGTAATTGAATAACATTTTTTTTTGCGTTTCGATTCCTTGTACATATGCAGTTTTTTGGGCATACCATATTATTTCTTTCACTGGACCACTAAATTCTAACAATGCAGTTGAATAATGATCAGTAATATCAGTTAATGTCATTCTTTGTGTAGTTTCAATCAAATATTCGTGCGCAGATTGGGCAAAACGTTTGCGTTCTTGAGTATCTAGATAAATGTAATCTGTAACTAATTTTGCTGTCAAAAAATAACCTTTATTATCCCAAATATCTGACAAGGCTAATTGAGTTAGCTCAATTGGAGCTCCAGTATTATCAGAAGTAGGCATTTTCTCTACATGAGCACATAAATTAATAGAGTTGAATTTTATTGTTAATGAGATAGGACTATATTGCAACGCTATTATAGGGAAGTATAATCCCGCTTTTTTACAAAACCAAAAAGTAAGTGGTATGTTTAATACATATGATGGTTTTGGATTTCTATCGAATGTTTTTAATTCAACTACATTTCCGATTGTTTTATTGTATAATATATTTTGACTGTTGAATCCCGTTAATTCATGCCATATTTCTATATAATCAAAGTAATGTCTGTCGATACGATCTCCACCTATATAAACATCAACTCTTTCAATTAAAGCATGACCAATTTTATCAGTCCACGCAAAACTTGCATATTTTGAGTTTCCTGTATTAGCATCATATAACGCCAATATTTTTGTGAATTGTTTTTTCTTTTGGAAGAAATAGTCCATTACTTTCACACTTATATTAGTTGCAGTAAACACTGTATTTGCGACATCTTGAATAGTATAGCTTGAAGGATCATAACTAATATTTGTAAGTAAATATGAAATGTCTGATGTTATATAATTTAAATAAACATCATATTGATGATTTCCTAACGAATTTTCATATAAACGAGCAGCTTCTAATGCATTACGATAATCTGTTTGCAATGTCGAAGAGGATGATGCTGATGTAGGTGGGAATCCTAATTTACTTTGAATTGTTTCTATGTAACTTGTCAATGTTTGATTTTTAATATTTAAATTTAATTTTGCTTCTCTATAACCATCCATATTTGTTGCCATAAACGGCTTGATTATATTTTCGTATGCGTCAGAAATAGTTTGCAATATATTATATTCTTTGGGTAAATTTACTGTTCCCTGTAAAAATGCTATTTCTGATGCACTTGGATCAGCAACAACGTCTGTTTTTAACAAACTGACTTGAGGCAATGTAACTTGTAAATAAGTATTACCAATAAGATCTCCGATTTTAGGAAATTGAATGTCTATCTCTTCATCAAAATTTGTTTGCCCTATATCTATTTCTATTGATTCTTGTGAATAATTGGTGTGTCGTCTATATGAACTTTTAAAAAAAGTGACTTGTGCTGCTCCAGTTAAATAAAGGTCATCAAGACCATAAGATACAATATTTATCAAACCTCCACCCATATTTGGTATTTATATCATATAATGACATTATTAAATTCTATCTTTTTATGCACCTATATTCTTTGGAAAAAGCATATAGTGAAATTGTGTCCTGTACTGCACATAGTTTTGTTGTAACGAAAACTACATTATAGTTTATTACTTGTTTGCGATTGAATTATAAATTATAGCTCGTTCGCATTAATTTCAGAAACTTTTTAAGATGATACTTCCTCAATTTTTCTTTTATTTTGTTATGCAAATCGTCAATATTTGCATAACAAAATAAAAGAAAAATTGAGGAAGTATCATCTTAAAAAGTTTCTGAAATTAACGCGAACGAGCAATAACTTAGAGTTTTCGTTGAAAACTCATAAACAAAAACGAATTAGGAGTCGGCATGGGGAGCATCTTCTTGTCTAGCGACAATCTTGCTGGTAGTAATCCAACCTTCATCATCGACAGTGGTAACCTTCATTACCTTTGGCTTCCTTGGTTCGGCAGGAACATCGGCACGCGATTGTTCCTTTTTTGGCGCCTTCTTTTCAGCCTGAGCTCTTGGCTTGCCATCTGAAACTCCATAAGATCTGTGACTAGCAACGCTAGCTAGCCTTTCAGCAGTCTTCGCGTCTCTGTCGGCTCTACCGGCTTCTACTGCCTTTTCAGTGGCCTCTACAAACTCTGTCAAGTGAGGACTGAGTGAGTACACACCATCAAAAATATCAAGAAGCTCTGAAACTGCAGCACTAAAAGTCGCTGAAGATTTACTTCCCATATACCCAAATTCTGGGAGAACACGCTTCTTGGTCTTCTCGTCAGTATATGGATACCATGCATTAGGATCAGACTTTTGGAAGAAATGACGCAAGGTCTCCTCCAAAAAGAATCTAAATCCTTTTGCAAGAAGAGTAGTACTTGCCTGAGAAAGAGAGGTCTTTGCCTGGGAGGCGCTAAACACGTAGGGATCATATCCGCATTCATCATCAAACGTATCCGAGATGAAGGTTCGCTTTCCTTCGCGCTTTACCATTTTTCCTCTTCCCCATCGCTTGTAACTGAAGAACATTTCTGGTGCAAATTCTTCTCTAGCATGAGCGTCATGCAAAGCAACAATGCGTTCTGCTGCTCTTTTCAAGGAAAATCCTCCGCGCACTTGTCGGTAAGCTTTCAAAAACCCTTCGTTCTTTGGATTTCTGCGACTTTCCTTTTGTTCGATGTCAACAAGAATTGCAAGCGCCACAAGAAACAAATCGGCGTTTGACATGTGAAGATCCTTCACGTCATAAGTCTTGAGGTAATCCTCATAAACTTTTTCGCCATTTTCGTCAAGGACAGGTTCGCCCTCAGAATCTCTTGTCACACGCGATGCCTGAAGACAGACAGTCAAAGTATTGAATCGGTCGGAATAAGACATGGTTCAATTGGATGATCCGGGGTTGAGATATATAAGACTTTCAATATATTTCCATTTTCAACTTTTTTTTATTAAAGTATATTATAAATGGTCAAATTAACAAATGCTAAAAGAATAAATCATGATGGAAATTCATATGCTGTGATTGGATTGCCATATAAAAATAATATGGTACCTATTGTGTTAGATTGGAATGATTACGTTCAAATTGACAAGTTCGATAAGAATTGGCATATTACAGATAAAGGGATGGTAGTAGCTACACATAAAACAATTCGCAATGGAATAGAAATAATTCGAGAAGTTTATATGCATGACTTGGTATTAAAGTTAAATAAGTTATATACAAGTTATCCAACTTTACATATTAATAGGTTAGGGATTGATAATAGAAAGATAAATTTAATGCCTGACACTTTAGACAAGGAAACCACAAAAAATATAAAAAAGAAAGAACGTATAATAAATTTAACCGGAAGTGGGATTCAATCGAATGATATTCCTTCATATGTGTGGTATTTAAAAGAAAGTGATTCACACGGAGAAAGGTTTATGGTAAACGTTGGTGATATTAAATGGAAATCATCAAGCTCAAAAACATTATCATTAAGATATAAATTAGAAGAAACAAAAAAATATTTACGACATTTAAAAAATATAAGACCAGATTTATTTACTGATTACTCTATGAATGGTGATTTAAACGAAGAAGGAAAAACAATGTTAAAGTCATTTATTAATGTTTCGCGACTGGCGGGTTTTAATAACTTATCAATGTTGTCAAACAAAACAGACATATATTTAAGAGAAAAACATATTGGACTGTCAAAAGAAGAGATATTATTATTGAAAGCATTTTCTCCTATTTAATTTTATGTAAAAACTCTTCCGATAAGACCATTTGATAATCTTATTACTTGATATGCCAATGTGTAACACCTATATGATGCAGGGTTATTAATATTTACAATAGGAGATACATATAATTGCATTCGTAAATTATCAACTTGACTCATATTACATGATCCTGATGGTTGGTTTGAAAATGGATATAGACAATATGAAAACATATTTATTCCTGGGAGGGGTGTAGTTTTTGTGTACTGAAGTGGCTGGATTGTGTCAAAGTAATTTGTGTCTCTTAAAGTTAAACGAGGGTTACCATTGAATAATATTGTTTGTGATTTGATTAATGTATTTCCCATTGGATACCCAATGGGATAATTTGATACATCGTCCTGAAACATTTTATATTGATAGCTATCTGTGTAATTAAAATAATCTCCATATTTTTCTAAATACTTAAGTTGAACAACCCACACCATTAATTTTGTAGGATGATCAGCCACAATAAGCGGATTTGATGATACTGAATCTATAGTAGTTGACGGAGTATATAATAATTGTTCAATGATATAATCATGTTTTGATTCCGCAAATTTATATCTTTCTTCTTCGTCTAAATAATAGTAGTTAACTAACAAAAAACATTCAGCAAAATTTAAATTACGGATTTTTGCTGTTCCATAAGATAACGATACTGCATTGAATTGTGCATATGTTCTATAACCAGATGTTTTACCAATAATTGCGTATTGTAACCCAGAAGCACTGCCGAGTTTTGCATCAATATTTGTTTGGTCAGATGTATTAAATGAACTATCCACTGGTATTGATAATAACTTTTGATCTGTTATTTTTGTATAATATAGTCTTCTCGACACTATATCATAGTCTAAAAAGATTCCAGCGCTTGTAACTCCATTAATTGTTTGTTCTATATATTCATATGGAAGAAAGTTAACTATGTCATCTCGACATTGGATATAATGCGTTGGTGTCATGATGTAACATTTTTCAGCGTCTTGAAATTCAACATTAATTTTAACATCACAATATTGCAAACTAATTAAAGGTAATGTTGATCCAGAACTTCTACAAAACCAAAATTGCAATGGTATATACAGTAAATAATCATCCTTGAACGAAGAAAATGATGTCATTTCGGTGACATTACCTATCATTTTGTTGTATCCACGTGCATGATCACCTTTTAATTTTCCTGTTAACTCTGCCCACAAATTTAGCCATTCTCCGTAATGTGTATCTATAACTTTTCCGTTAATTTCAATTTCTACAGATTTTATCAACGCAAATCCAATTCTTTTAACCCAAGCAAATTGAATACGTGGATCAGAAGATTGTCTAATTCTTGGCAATCGTATGACAAGTTGAGTCTCTCCAATTAGATCTGCACGCTTAGATATGTGACATGTATATGTTTGACCAAAATTTGGAGTTCCGGTAAAATATTGTGGTATTTGCTCAATAGAAAAATTTGTATATCGTCTGTAGACTAATTTGAAAAATGTTACTTGTGGATTGCTTGTTAAATACATATTTTCAAGTCCATAACCCACTAATTGAATTAATCCTCCAGTCATTATGTTTTAATCTCAGAAAATATAAAAACATTTTATACACATTTATTATTTCTGTAGAATTATCAATTGTATTAATAATTTGTCAATATTAGTTAACAATAATCATTTTCATTATAATCATTTTCTACATCGTTTGTTAATTGAGCAACATGTTTTTTTATTGCAGACAAAATATCAGGATTTATTGGTTTAAATTTCATCACGCGATTATATTCGTCGCACGCGATATTTATATTTTCTAAATTTTGTTCTTCAAATGCGTTTATTAACCCATTTGCCAAATTTCCTTCATAACTCGTCGTAAACATTTCGTCTAATTCAGAAAATTTAGTATATTTATTGTTAGCATTGACAGAATCATCAGATGCAAGTGCACATAATATAGACATTAGTTCATATTGTCTAGATGATGCATATGAACTAATTTTTTTATCTCTGGCAATAATTGATTTTACTAAATTTTCATAAGTCTCGCTTGCTTCTATGTATTTGGTTTGTTTTGTTAATAATTCTGCTTGTCTTTTCACTATTTCATCAAATGTCAAGTTGTTTGTATCGACACATTCATTTAAAATTCCAATAGCCATTTCTAAATCATTGTTTTCTTCATAAAGATATGATATTTCCATATATTTATCATTATGTTCTTTTAGTTTGCCATCTCTTCCCAAACTTTTCGCAACTATTTTTAATAATTCTATTATTTTTTGTGACGAAAAATCTTTTGTTTGTTTAGAATATTTTATTGCACTTTGTAAATTTTTTATTGCATAATATTCATGTCCTCCAATTTTTGTGTATTCATCATAAGAATTCATAAAACATCTTGTTGCATCACTAAATTTTTTTTCCATAGCATATGAATTTCCCGCTTTGCTAAACAATTCTGCGCTTTCATCAGGTGACGAAGAAAATAATTTTGAAAAAAATCCATTTGATGCAGATGCTTTTTGTATAGCCAATGTTTCTAATTCTTTGCTAGACATTATTTTGTATTGCTCAATTAAAAATGAATCGTATTTTACTATCGAACATATCAATTTTTTTGTGTGTTTGCGAGTGATAAAAACATCAATTTTTATTTTTTTGTGTAATAAATGTATATTAATATAAACATCGAAATGTTGGACTTTTTAAAAAATGAGCAAATAGTCAACACATGTGTTATTATATTGTTAATAGCAATTTTGGTAATGACATTTATTAATTTTAGTCAAATTAATAATAACGGTCAGAATCAAGAAAATTATTGTGGTTGTGGCCAACCTCAATTAAACAATATAACTAACAATACTAATACTAACACTGACATCAATAATAATAACAATGTTAATGTTAGTAACAATAAATTAGTTTTGTACTATGCAATGTGGTGTGGGTACTCAAGACAGTTTTTACCAATTTGGGAACAAGTTAAATCTGTAATAAGTAACACTTCGGATTTAAATACTACTTGTGAACAATACGACTGTGAAGCACAAAAACAATCGTGTCAAGGTATCAATGGGTTTCCGTCAATAATATTGATCAAACCAGACGGAACAAAAATACAATATCAAAATGAAAGATCACCAGAAGCAATATTGGCATTTGTCAATGCAAATAAATAATGTAAAAAATTGATAACATTAAATAATTAAAATCCAGTATATAATAAGAATAATAAACAAATTATAAATAAGTCATGGATTTTATGTATGTTGATCAACATGATATTGAATCACAAACAACAAGTTTACTGAACAAAAAAACTTTTTTACAAAAAGTAAGAAATGTGTTTAGTGAAAAGAACTTATTGTTTGACAGATTTGTTGTATATTTGACACTTTTAAAAATTTATGTATTTGTTCCCGATATTTTAATAATGTTTTTAAGTTTTTATTTTGTAAAAAATGATCCTTCTTATATATCATTACCATTTGAGTACACATTATTCTTTCTAACAAGTGGAATATTCAAATTATTTAGTCTTATATGTTATGCAATAGGATTTTATTATTTTGAAAAAATCAAAAAAGAAAAAACATTGTTGCATACATTTGATCTAAAATTTATTGACACAATAAATCCATTCGAAACAATAAGTAACGTGTTTTTTACTCAAATTGCATTTTTTAATGTACTTTGGGATATTTTTCTCGCGGTATGCATGAAATGTCATGGTTCTGAATATTGTAACAGTGTGATTCTAACTCATGGAATAAAAACAATTGCAAAATCAATAGAATTACGTAGAATATTAGAAGTGCATGTATTTTATAGTGGTTTGATATCAAATTTTATGCATATAATTTTTACTCCATTAGTTGTGTATTTTTGGAATAAGCATAAAGAAAAAATTTTAACAACTGCATGCAAAATATGTAGTTGTCTAAACAGATAAATAAATTACTTTGTTAATCAATTACAAACTGGCCATTCTAGATGAATCATTGTTTTGATTGTTGACTAACGTAGAATAAAAATCAACTAATTCTTTGCATTTTGAATTTTGTTTATCAATTCCATCGCTGATACAATTTTGTACATCTCCTATATTTTGATACAAATATGCAAGTGTATCACTTCTATTTTTAATGGTTTCCAATGATAGTTCTCGTACTTCTCCATCTCCTGGAACACAACCAGATGATTTGAAAAATAATGCCAAATCTGTTAATGCTCTTAACATACTATAGTATTTTGCTAATTTTTGTTCTCCATGGGCAAGTTTACGGATACCATCTTTAATTCTTGCGTGATCAACTTCGTTTAAAGGAATACCTCCATTTTTCATTTCTTCAAAGAGATTGTCCATCAAAGTTTCGATAAGTTGTGATGTTGGTCCATCTCTCTTAAGTTTTCTCATTACAGATTCTTCGCGCGAAGAAGCACCACCTGACAAGCTATGATAAGCAGGGACACCAATAGCATTTCCTCCATATGTAACATTGTTAAATGGGTTAGTTAAATGTGCTGGAGATGTAACTGATATTTGTGGATATTTAACAAGTTTGGTTAATGTTTGTGCAGTAAATAATTTCTTTTCTTGTTCTGATTGATATGGATTGATATACATTGTCTTCTTTAAGGATGTTATATATGGGTCATCAATTGGTTGATTAGCTAATGAAGCTTTATTGTCTTGTGAAATATGTTTATTTAATATTGCTGGGTTCATTGTTACAAATGCGATTATACCTTTTAAGTAATCACATAATTTATTATCAGTAAGAATTGCTTCTCTTAGCGCAGGTTTTAATCCAGATACTGTTTTTTCTTTCCAATGTTCAAATGATTGTGGTGCACTAATTTCTCCAAAGATAGGATCTTTTGTTATAACTCTTCCTACCCCGAATGTTCTAAGAATTTGAATTGCAACATGAGGATCAACATGTTCACACTCGCTTTGCGCAACATTAAACATATTTGCATCACGTAAGCTTCCAATGCAATTGTTTAATGCGTCTTTATCACCGCTCATTAAACATTCTCTTACCAATCTTGAACATTGTAATTTATCTCCTCCTAAACGCGAGCCAACGCAATTGTCAATCGAAATCTCATCAACTGAATATGGGACTTTTGTTCCATTTTCTATTCTGTATAAATTTCCTTCGCTATTACGTCTGTATACTACATGAGAAACCATATCTTCCACAAACAATGCGTCAAATGATTGATTTACTGGTTGTTGTGGAGCAAGTGATGCTTGTTTTCTTGAAGAAATGAAATTTTTGATGACTAAAATATCTTCAATATCAAATTCAGATGTGTTACTTTCTACTTGAGAGAAATTTGAAGGTAAGATCAGAGTGATTCCGTTAAATACACATTTTCTTCCGTTATATACACATGAATACAAATCTTGCAAGAATGTTTCGGTCAAATTATTTGCTTGTATTGATTGTGGAACATTTGATCCTGCGGGTGTGTACCATACATTTCTGACTGCTTTTTGTCCTGAAACAGGTAAAAAAGGCAATGTCTTTCCAAATAACACGTCAGCAGATCCGGCACGTTCTTTCATCAAATTAATTCTAATTTCGTTTCTTTGTAAGCTTCGTAAGAAGTTTGCGTCTTCAACACGATCTCCAATGTCTTCCCAACCATTTTGTGAGGATGGCAATGCAGGAGATTGTCCAAGAACACTTCCCACCTGTCTAAAAATATGTAAATGAACACGATAAAATTCTCTTGCATCTCTATTCAAATTCTGCCAATTTAAAAACACGTCTTCAAATAATTTCATTGCATGTGAGTTTTTGTCAAGAGTTGTAAACAAATCATTTGATTTAGCATTTATAGTTCCCTTAACTACGTCAAACATTGCCGCAAGTAAATTCATTTTTAACGATTCTTCCAAATTTTTATTATCTGCAAGTTGTTTTAATATTCTTTTTATCATTTGTATTTTTGATGCATCATCAGGTAAATTAAAATAGTTAGGAATCAATGAAGACAATCCACCGAGTTCTCTATGTAATAACATTGAATAATTCAATAATTCTCTTACCATTTTATTCATCATAATGCCCATAAGCATAGCTTTAGATGTTCCACTTTTACTTTTTGCCAAAAGAGCATCAATATTTTGTGATGCGTTAGTCGGAGAACTTCCGTTAAATTTTGAAACTAAACATAAATTTCCAAATATATCATTGGTTCCTAAGTTTCCCGCTGTATCACATGCACCGGCAACTTTTCTAAGAACATTTTTAAATTGGTCAATAGCATTTGCGGCTTTTGAACTTTTTGAACCTTTTCTAGAATGCAATCTCATTGGAAATAATACATCTGCAGTCTCTACATCATATTCATTCACGGGAAAATCTCCTGTGACGTCATCTTCTAAAATACTTAATGATAAAAATACAATTACGGCATTTAAATATTCATAAAATGAACTATTTTCATTAATTCCAACCGATCTCAATGTTACGTTGTTTATTTGTGTTGTTGCAACTCCTTTTCCTCCTACAGATTCTTCTATCCATGCGCGAGAATCCAACAATGAGTTTAGATTTCCAACACCTTTTAAGTCTCTTAATTTTTCTAATAATTGTGCATCTAATCCTTCTTTAAGACTATTTCTAATTGATTCTAATCCAGATCCGACTAGAGTAGGATTGTCAAGTTCTCTGTGAAATAAAGCAGTTCTTACAATAAAATCAATATATTGATTGTGAACATCATTGTCAGCCATGCCATTTTGCTTTGCTGATTGTTTGTAGTTTTTTGCAAACATTATATTTTCCAATGATTTTCCATACAATAACTCTGGCTCGTTTGGAGTGTTGAATGGAATAGTATAATTGTTTCCATGATAATTTGCTTCCATAAATAGACCAGTGGCTTTACTTTCACCACAAAAGTGTTTAATTGATTGGTTAAAATTTTGGTCAGACATGTAAAGTATATATTATCATTTTAGAAAAAAATGTGACACTTTTATTAAAATTCTATATAAACTCATTGTTTTTTCGTAGAATGTCTGACTTTTTCAATAAAATAACTATATTTATCTGTGGTTATATTTTTGTGAATAATAAATAGTTACAAGTTCTTGATAGTAATTTACACATGAATTATACATGTCTGTACGTCTCACTGGAGAATTTTCCAATCTAATTAAAATGTTAAAAAATAATTCATTTAGTTCACTATATTTCAATTGTGACTTGTTTAAAATCGTATTAATTTCATTTGTCAGAACAAACAATAACATTTTTTCAGAGTTATTTAATATTTTTTTCCTTGTGTCGAAATCCACTAACTTTACGTCATGCGAACCTATATTTAGAAGCAAACAATCTGGTCTCTCTGAGATTACTGTATATAAAAGTGGTAAATATTTTACGTTTGTATTTAGCCAATCTGGTTGCTGTGTCGAATTTTCAATAATGTCAGAATATTTTAAACTTAGTCCACTCATTTTTATCATATAATTTTTGTAACAATTAGTAAATTGATAACATTCATAATTTTCACAAATTGTTAAATAATCATATAGTTCTTTATCTATTTCTTCAAAGTTTTGTAACAAACTTGTCGCTAAATTTAGAAATCCTATTTTGTCACATATGATTATTGTTTTTGTGAAATTTTCATTACTAATGATCGATTTTTTATACATTGAAAAAATAAGATTTTCTTCTTCTAAAATTTCTGTTAAATGTGTTGGGTTTTCTCTGTATGATATTTTAAAATTATTTGTAGTGTGTGGCGTAGATGGTTTGATATAATGTGTATATGATGATATATATGTTTCATATCTTCTTTTTTTCCCTTTTCCATAAGATCGAGTAGAATAATTTGGAGATTTGTCATTAATAGAATATTTTACCGAAATTAATTGTGGTAACACAAAATGTAGACAATTTGTACTTAAAATGAATTTAGTTGCTAATTCTGTATTTGTTTTTAGTATATTACCAAAGCAATGTTTAAGAACACCTGTTTCAAAATTACTCCAATTACATTCATGTGAACATACTGAACTTGTCAAAAGTTGTATTCCATAGAATTTATCATAATATTCTGATCTTATTCCATTTTGAAATGTAACTTTAGCAAATTTATTTATATTATTATTTGGATCATATAATTGATTAATTTTATATTTAAATATCATTGATACAGAATTTGTTCTCGTTACCCTAGAATATAAATTTGTAATAACATGATTTTCTACTTCTATACATAACACTTCTTCAGTATTTTTTATATATTCTACATATTTAACGTCATTTAATAATGTTGTTACAATATTATCATTCATATTATTTCTGCACGCCAAATATAACTTTTCTTGTGCTGTCAAATCTGAAATATTATCGATATTGTTAAAATCAATATCGACAACAATATTGTTTTTTAAAATTTGATCAATGTCATTTTGTAAATCATTTGATGTACAGTTACCCATATTTATTTATACATTTTGTGATAATGTACATATTTTTCAAACATAAATTATCAATTTTTATTTATAATATTGATCATACATTGTATTTCCAAGTTTTTTTAGAACTTTTTTTTCTTCTAAATATTCTAACATATTTGGAGGAACATCTCCATATCCATATACTGCGCCATATAGTCCACCCGCTATTGCGCCGACTGTATCTGAATCTCCTGGATGTAACATAGAATAAAACACAAGTTTTTCCCAAAATCCATCACAATCTAATAATGAATCATATGCCATAATCATACCACAATATCCACTACTTCCAATTTTATCTACATTTTTAAATTCTTTAGAAAAATTTTCTTGATAATATTTCAATCTAAAAATCATATTACTTGTAGAGCGCGTTTTTAATGGACGACCATCAACAAATTTTGTATCTAAATAAATTTTCCAGTTATTTACATAAGTTATATAATCCAAAAATTCAGCTGTATTTTCGGTGTTAACATATTTTTTTATTAATGGAGATTCCAAGTGAGTAATTAATAAAGTTGCCCAATTTTCCACCTTAACTTCCCTTATTCCCAAACTAACAAAATATGCAGAAGTAAAACCGGCTAAAAATCCTATTGGTGCGTTATGTGTGAGTTTTGCTAGTGTTATAGACATGTCAACCAATTGTTCAAAATCTTTTTCAGAATGAAATAATAAGCCTATACATAATGATCGCATTGCTGCTCCATTTCCTCCTCCAGATTTCATATAGCCCTCATTTCTCATGTCATATTCATTGCTCATTGTGTTTAAAGCATGTGTAGTAGTAATCCCCGGAAATCTGTAGAATCCTTGTTTCTCCTTTTCGTCAAACATTCTGTTGTGCATATCAGTGAGTTGTAATTTTACTTCTTTAATAAAACCATCATTTAGTTTTTTATATTCGTTGTACCTAACTAGTGCATTTCCTATTGCAATATGGTATAAAGTATCATCTGACACGATCCAATCTTTTAAATTTATTCCATTTATTCCTCCTAAATCAACAAACTCAAACACAAACTCTAATACTGTCTCTAAACTGGCTGAACGTCCATAATTAAATTCCCAATCAGAATTTTTAAATCCAATAGTATCTCCAACAGCATGTAACAAAAATACACATTCATATTTGTTTTTTATTATTTTATCGCTCATATAAAATAAGATCGCACATTAATTTTGTTATATAAAAATATTTTCTATCTGCACGTTAATTTTGTTATATAATAAAACTAATGTGTCCTGTGATAAAATATTATTATAGTTTGTTGTAAATTCCGACAATATTTATTTGGAATATTTTTATGTCGTTCAAAATTGACTTAAAAAAATATAAATACAGTTATAGTAGAATTATAGAATGTCAAAATTATCAGATGAGACTATTGACGAATTAGTTGGAAAAATTTATAAGGGAGCTAAAAAATCTTCTAAGACTGAACGAAAGCACACCGAAGTTAATATTGACGAAGTAGATTTCGAAAAATTAAAAGGAGATGACAGAAAAGCACATGTAGATTTATTTTCTGGAATGATAGACGTTTATGGATTAATTGGCGTTAAAGAAGATGACCCACAAGATTATGTAAAAAAGAAATGTAATGAAAAACTCGCGAAATATCACCCGAGCAAAATGAATGCAATGCTTGTAAAAGTTCCTGCTTCCGAAAGAGAAGAAGAAAGAGAAAAATTAATGGAACAATATAATTTAATAAAACAAGCGTACAACATTTTAAGAGATCCAGAAAAACGTGAGTATTACGACCTACAAAAGAAAACAATGGAAAGCAAAAACTTTGTTAAACAAAAATCAAGTTTTGAAGAATACATTAAATTGCAAGAATCAGAAATAAATGAAACAAGCAGAAAAAATGCAGAAAATGCTTTCAAAATTGGATTTTTGGATATGGATAAAAAACATGGATTTAAACGTAACGAACTTGACGATGAACCATTGACTACAGAAGATTTCAATAAAAAAATGCAGGATATGGAACTTTCGAGAAAAGCATTGGATGACGAATTAAGCACAAAACAAAGGAACATGTTTGAGGGTAGAACATTTAATCCCGTAGAATTTAATAAAGCATGGGAAAAGAAAAAGAGACATGACGAAAAAAGAAAAGGAAAAGGAAATTCAGACACATCATTAACATTATGGGATGGATTAACTGCTTCAAATGATTTTGGTGTGGGAGGCACGTCAGATTATGTTGGTCTGGATAGTGATTATGGTGATTTATACTCAAAAAATAATTATAATACATCTCAGTATGCTTCTATTTTAGATGATATTTCTGAAAATGGTGACAATATGAGCGTAAATAGTGATGATATTGATGTTAGTTATGTGACTGGACATAATAAGGATAATAGCGATGTAAATAAAAGATTTGATGAATACATGAAAGCACGAGAAAGAGACGATGAATATTACAACGCGAGAGAATTTGGAGATACAAATGCATGGAGATCAGTATATGATAATCCTATGAATATTAGTTCTTCTATGGGGACAATGGTTGGCAAGGAAGTTAAAACACTTGACACCAGAAATAAAAAAAATAATTCAATTAATAAAAGTACAATTGATGCATATAAACAATTGATGCTCGAAAGAGAAAAAGATTTTAAATAATACTTTTTACATTCAGAACATTTTGGGGTTCAATAAAATTTAGAAGAGGAGGGGGGTAATTAGGAGTGATAGTTTTTAAACACTCGACTTTATGATCACGTAATATTTCCATTATGTAATCATCTCTAAAATAGTTATATAAAAAATACAAAATTGTAACGAAAATTATTAGTCCGCACCATATTTTTAAAGAATTGTATATCAATGTTTTATTTTCTTTTTTATTGTCGTTTTTATCGCTCATATAAAATAGTAGAATAATATTTTTATTATTTTACAATCATAGTTATTCGTTAAATAAAGCCCTTGCTGATAATACAAAAACTATTGATACAGTTATTGCGACATGTGGTGCCATTTTAAATGGTATCATTAATAACAATGATAAATATATTATTTTAAATATATCGTTGTTAAACATTGAAGTTATATATTGTGGCAGGTTAATTTGACACTGTGATATATAAAGTACTGCAAACAAACCTATTGCACCAACAAAATATTCGTTTCCCATATACTCTGATAATGTTTCAGACATTTTTTCTTATAATAAATAAGGTTAATATTATTTGTTATATTTATATTTTATAGCCAAATGCCACGATATGCACAGTGATCGTCGAATTTTGTTTTATTAAACTACTATTTATGTTGTGTGTCAAAGATATATCCCCATAATTAATAAATTCTCCAGATGGTTGGAATTCTCTTGGTGATATACAAAATGGAAGAACATAATATAATTCATTTTGATATGGATTTTTATTAAAATTATCCCTTAAAATTTGATTTGCTATACATAATTGTGAAGATTGATATGTTTTATCAACTTTAATAAAATGGCCTAAGATCATACTTTCGCTATACCACCCATCACGTTTGTGTGTAAATCTGTCTTGATTTTTTGATACATAATAAAAGCTTACACTATCACACAATTGAACTATGTTATTGTCAACTTTATAAAACCATATTAATTCTTTTATCGCGATTGATATATCATTGAGATGTGTAATATTATCAAATTCTGATATATTAAAACAAAAAGATTGAGATTTTTCGACTATTGGCATATTCATTATTATTAAATTGTTATCACATTCATATTTTTGTTCTATTCTTCTCAATTCTGTTAAATCTAACTGTGATACATTTGCATATAATTCAAATTGACAATTTTCTTTTATGTCTACTAGTATTTCATGATGAGATAAATACAAAATAAAATAATAATCTATACTCCGTGAAAACCAAAAAGGTAATTTTACAAAATATTTATTATTTTGTTCAAATATTATTTTTTCATAAAATTTATTTCTGATTAAAATTTCATCAAGTGTTATAGTTGTTTTTATACCAAGTGTTTTAGATTCAAATGTTATTGATTCAAACTTATTTATATCGTCAATTAAAAAACTTAATTGTGTTAATACATGATAATCATAAATATGATATCTAAACATATTTTCATTATTCTTATCTTGAATTTCTAATTGTTCTATTGTTGGTATGAAATGTGTATGTCTCAATATATTTTTGTTTATCATATTTTGATCTATTTTTTTTCCTGACAAATAATTTTCATCAACGTAAAATTGTGATAAAGAACAACTAATTTGAGGATTTCCTGAGAAACATTTATTTTCTTTACCGTAATCATTAACTAATTTGTACATATTTAACTTAAAAATATGAAAAATATCTTTAAGCCACAATTTTTAGTAAAACTTTATGATATAAAAATCATATGCTAATGTATAACAAATATATGGATAATAATATATTACAATCACAGTGCCAATTCAATAGTGCATTCGATAATAGTGAAAGTAAAGAACTTGACAAATTAGCAAGAAAAATAAATAATAAACATGCAAAATCAAACAACACGTTTTCTAAAAAATTTTCAGGAATTGTGTGTGATCAACTAGATTGTACTCCGTATTCCCAACAAATGATAGGAGGAGATAATGTTCAAAGTTTTTTTTCTGCACAAGGCGATTATTCTCCGCTATATGCGCCAGTAAATGCTCCTCTCCTATCTATAAAAAATAACCCTCGTGATGATTCAAGTATTGATTCATCAAATGATTCTTCATTTAAATCTACATTGGGAGGTAAAGTATTTTCAGAGTCAGATAGTTTCCAATCATTGTCTTCAAGCCCATTAGATGAAAATTCATTATCAAGCACGTATTCATCACTTCCTTCAAAAATAAAAAAACGTCTGAGAATGAGCTCTCCTCATTTAAAAAAGAATAAAACTCAATCTACAAATTCTGATGACAATGATATTTTACATTTAAAGTCGTGTAACGATTGTAGAAGTAAATTAATGGCACTTTTATCAAATTCAAATATTTTTACACATAATAATTTGTCTACAAATCAAAATCAAACAAATGAAAATAATAAACCAATTCAAAAATCTTCAAATAGTTTTTTAAATTTAACAAACCCAGAATTAAAAGATATTATGGTGTTAATTTTGATAGGAGTTATTATTATTTTACTAATTGACATTTTCGTCAGACAATAATTCAGTCAAGTTGCCAATTTATTCCAGTTTTTCCATGTGATTCTAATAATTCATTTATTTTTCCAAAATGATTTATTTCATTAAACGCTTCATATGATTTCATTTTTCTATTATATGTGAGACCAGATGGATAACTTGATATGATTATGTGGTGTTTCACAGCATCGATTTGTGGTACAAACTCTAGCGCAGCTAGACCCCATATTACAAATACAACGCCAACTTTCATATCTGAAATATGTTTAATAATTCCATTTATAAACCATTTCCATTCGTTCACCGAATCTCGTAAAATACCGCCACTTTCTTTTGACACTTTTATCGATATTAATTCACTATTTAACATCAAGCATCCTTGTTTTGCATAGCTTTTTAAATTTGAATGTGTGGGAAATTTGTTAATTTGGTTATAAATAAGTTGATTATTAAATATTAGTCTGGATGATGACGGCAAATTGGATGAATATGTAGAAAATGCAAGTCCGTCACTTTCGTTGTGTGGGCGTATTCCTAGAAAAACGACTTTAACATCATCGAACGATGTTAAATCGAAAGCATTGAATAATAAATTTAGTTTTGGCTCAATATGATATTTTTTATATTTGACCAACATTTGTAGTAAAATATTATATTTTTCAGAAGAAAATAATTTTTTAAATAAATTGTTCCATGAATGATGATAATTTAGTTGTAACAAATTAAATTCATTTTCACAAATTTCATTCCAACTTATAGTTTTTTTAAGAGATTGTTTATAATGAATTTTTGTTAGGTCTGTATTTATTATTTCTAATGCTCTAGAAATAATTTTTTCTGGCACATCATCAAAATTAACTTCAGAAAAATCTTCTTCGTCTGCCATTAAACCACATTATAATAGTTTACATAAACAAAGTTTTTCATAAATAATTTATCAATTTTTATTAGTTACGTTGATTTTCTTCTACTGACATTAATAATGGAATCATTGGCGGTATTTTAACTTTAAATTCTTTTTTATGTAACAATGCTTGATTTCTAAAATCTTCTATATTCATATCTCCCCCAAACATAATTAACAATTCTCTAGGAGGAGCAGGTTTTACATTTGCGCTACCAAAAATTTCAGTACATAATTTTTTAAGTAAAGACACTCTTATTGAAACTTTATAATCATTCATATTTAGGTTATAAGCCATTGCGCAAGAATATGTACAAAAACATCCAAACACATAATATTTATTATCACAAAATCTTTCTGGGATAAAACATGGCAATCCGCTAAAATTATGTGCGCACCACCAACACGCGACATCAGTTTTGTCTATAATGACTGGCTCATTATTTTTATTAATGTTTAATAGTTTCATATTAATCATTCTTGATTTTGCATTTCCTGAAACATCGGAGTTGCCATATGTGTTTTTTCTCATATTGACCATCGCGTCTCTCATTTTTTTTATCATTTCGTCTTTCTTTTTTAATTCGTTCATTAATTGTTTCGTTGTCATGTTGATCCCTTCATTTGATTCATCGCTTATAGAATCAATAAATTTTTTAACTCCCGTTTTTTTCGGTGAATCATCTTTCATTGTAAATCCATTTTTGTCAGAAGATGATTCAGCTTCGTCATCAGATAACGGTAGTTGTAAAATAATTTCTTCTTCCTCCTCTTCTTCTGATTGTACTGGAGTAATGAGTTTTACTGGTTTTGTCTGAAGTTCATTCTTTTTTGGGCGACCACGTTTTTTTTGGGCCACATTTTTCTTTTTACCAAAATTAGAGCTTTTAATAAATTCGTCTGATTCATATTCCTCGTCACTTGACATAGTGTTAATTATAGTGTTAATTCTTTAAATATATGCTAGTTTTATTACTTACAAAATAATTTTCAAATTTTTAATTATGGACAAAGATATAGTTCGTAAATACTTGCAAATTTGTAAAAAATATAATTATGAACAAATAATGAATAATCAGGTAGAATTTCCAGATGAATTAGACACAATCACCTATATAAAAAATATAGGTAAAACAGAGGATATTTTTAATAAATATCATCAAATGAAAACTGGAGGATCAGGAGGAAGCAAAGGTGCGAAAAGCAAAACAAAAGCTAAAAAAAAATCTAAAAAAAATGAAGGTGATGATGATAATTCTTATCAAACACAATCACCTAAACAATCACATCACCAAACACAATCACCTAAACAATCACATCACCAAACACAATCACCTAAACAATCACATCATAATAATCAAGCAAAGAAACAAAAACATAAAGAGCACGATTATAATGAGGGTGATACATATGTACACAGACAACATCCTCATCCGAGTCACAATTCCTCAAATTTGGTCACAGATGGATTAGAAGTAGCGGGACTTGCTGTTGCAGGAACAGAGTTGTATAATCTTGCAAAAAGTCCGAACGCGACACAAAAAATAAAATCGAGTGTAGTGAACTATGGAAAAGAACAACTAAATTCAATAAAATTAGAAATTTTAAATGAAATAGAAACACAACTTACACATCCCCAAAGCAAGTTGTCAATTTTATTAGAAAACAGAGTAAACGAGATACTTAAAAAACTTAACAGTTAATTTATTTTCCTATTTTAATTTTAGTTAGATTTTTAGGAGGTCTTCCCCTTTTCCCAGATCCTGTACTTTTTCTTCCATATGAAATTGTTTCAGGAAACTCATCTTCATCTTCTTCTTTAGTTTGTACAATATTTAAAGAGGCATTCGACGATTCATCTAAATTAAATCCTTCTAAATCATCGTCAATATTCATTATAATTCCAGATTTTTTTGAATTGTTAGATTTTTTTGAATTGTTAGATTTTTTTGAGCTGTTGGTAGATTTATTTGATTTTTCATCTGCTAACATTTCATCTATACGTGGATTTATTGAAATTCTAGATGACGAGCTTTTCGAACTTACCTTAGAAATAGTATCGCTTTCTGATAGGCGCACTTTGGGAGACATCGGAGATGACACTTTAATAGTTTTTTCTGGAAGTCCTTTTAATATTTTTGGTTTTTGTGCAGGTTGATTTTGTTTTGCTTGTTTAATATGATGATCAACAAATGATTCTTCGGCGTTCATATTTTTTAACATTTCTCCTATTTGTTCTAATTTGTTATTCTGTTCTATTAATTCCTTCATTCGGTTTTCTTCATTTTGTTTTTGTAAAAATATTTGTTGATTTTGAAACATTTGCATTTGTTGCATTTGTTGCATTCGCAACATTTGTTCTTGTTGTATTTGTGTTGGTTCTTGTGGTTGTCTTTGTTGTGTTTGTTGTGTTTGTTGTGTTTGTTTCTTTTTTCCTGATAGTTTTGTGTTTTCAGTTGTAGATTCACTTAAAACTAATCCACTTGCAAATCTATCTACTTCACTTGTTTCTGCTCGTTGTTGCATTTTTGCATGTTCTGCTTTATATGCATTAAGTTGTTTTAAATCTGCTACTTTTGCTGAAGCTTCCATATGTGCTTTTTCTATTCTATCTTTTTGTTCTTGTTCGCGTTTTTGGCGTAATTCTGCTTCTTTTCTTAAATTTTCTACCATATTTGGGTCGTCATTTAAATTTTGAGATACTTGAGGGATTAGATTTTTAATTCCTTTATGCATTTGAATTGTTATTGCGCTTCCTGACAACATTAAAAATAATTTTAATTCTGGCGCCATTTTTTGTCCAGGTTTAGTATATTTTTCATAAATTTCTCCCAAAACGTCGTAATAAGAATTAATATCAGTAGAAACATTGTTTGACCAAGTATTTTCAAACTTAATATCAAATGGATTATAATTATCATTTAACATTTCGACACCTTTTACCATTAATATCATCATACCACTCATCCAACTGACCGCATTTGTTTTTGCTCTTATTCCTGTATGTAACTCATATTCAAATTTCATTGTTTTATAATCGTGTTCCATACTATAATTCTGTGACAACTTTACACCTGCTTGAGCAAGCTCACCCAATTGTCTTAACATGTGCATTTTTCTTAACATCAATTCTTCTTCAGTCCAATTAGATTCGTCGTCAGGATCTCTCGTGTCTTTTTCTTTTGCAGATGCACTAGCTTCAGTATTTTCATGTGATGAATGAGAATGTTTTGTGTTTTCCGAATGCTTTGATTTTTCTGAAGGTTTATCTTTTTTTGTGTCGTCTTGTTTGGCAAACACATTTTGTTGACCATGATAAATATTGTCATCATCTAATTTTGTTCCTCCATCATCGTCATTATCATCATCATTGTTTGCATAACGTTGCCAATAAACTATTTCATCTTCTGGGACTAATTTATCTTTATTTGCAAAATATTCTGGCATCATGTTTGTCTCACTGGTCATGGTGCCAGTTTTCATTTTATTACCTATACCTGCAATATAACCATCTTCAATCAAATTAGGTTGTTTATTAAAAGACATATAATTAATTTATAGAAACTTATTTATATGTTATCTACGCACTAATTTCTAAACGTTTATTTATATTTCATAAATTTTATTTATTGCCAAATTTGTAACAAATTAGTAAATAATATTTGAACTTTTGCTACTTATTAAATGCGATTTCATTGCAGTTTGATATCCAAAATCAAACATTTCTTGTTTTACGTTATTAGAAATGTTCAAATTAAATGGAGACATATTTAATGGATTTAATTGTATAGTATTTTTTTCATATCCGCATACTGCCTTTAATTCTGAACCTTCTTCAAAGCATTGTGTCAAATTAATTAAAAATGATTCTAAGTTATCTATTGAATTTACACACGGTTTTTCACTTGTTAAGTGAACACCAATTGTTGAATCCAAATCATCTTTAAATATACTCATCGGATAATTTTCCATACACCCTCCGTCGACATATATTTTTCCGTCATGCTCTACTGGTGTAAACCACAATGGGACTGATGTACTTATTCTTATCGCAGTTTTTAGTAGCATATTTGGATAACTCAAATGCGAAAAATAATATGTTTTTTTGTCATTTAAACATGATCCAGTTATGTACAAATTAATATTTGTTTTTTCGTATAATTCTGATAACGTGATATTCGGCGATATATTTTTTGCTTCTAATAGTTTTTCTACGACCATAAGTAATTTTTTTCCATCATCTAATCCGAATTGTGTAAATAATCTTCCTGGTTGTAGTGATTTCATTTTTGAAATATCTAATATCGATAAAAATTCATATATATCATCTATTTTATATCCCATTACGTATAATGCACCTATTAATGATCCTACAGATGTCATAGAAATTGATTTGATATTATCTAAAAATCCATTGTCTTCGAGAGCTTTTAATGCTCCTAGCATAACTATACCTTTTACTCCACCTCCACTCAGCACTAAATTTGTAATTAAGTGTTCTTTTTTTGAAGTTTCACTGACGTCACTCATAAAATTGCTCTATATGATTTGCAAATAATCTTTTTTTAATTTATAAACGAAGCATGTCGGGAAAGTACAACGTGAATTCTTTAAAAAAAATTAATATAGAAAATCTATTTTCTACAGAAACAAGTGTGCCTCATACAAATGGAAAATTAGATATAAATACATTATTTGCATCTAAAGTAAGAAAAGATTTTGTTGTTGATCCAAAAATATTGTTAGACGGCGGAATAAAAAGAAAGAAAACGTTAGAAGAATGTTATATAAATATTTATAAAACATGTTGGGACACAATTGTTCAAGCAGATAAGTCTGGGATTACTGACATTATTTTTGAAGTTCCCGAACCAGTAAATTGTCTTGGATATTCTTCCACGGAATGTTTAACTATTATTGAAAAAAATTTAATGGCAGTTTCTAATAATGGCATTAAATGTACTCCTCTAAATGATAAAAGATTATTTATTACATGGTTTGGGATAGAAAATGTTATTTCAGCACATTAGTTTTTATATTGTTATAAAAAAATTATTATTTAAATATTGTCGTCATCACTATCTTTGCCTTTTATAAAGGGTCGTTTTGTAGTTCTTTCTGTTCCATCCGCAAAAACTTCTGTTATTGTTTTTCCAGTTTCATCGCTCGAAATCATTTTTTTATGGGTAACGGGCTTTCCATCTCTTCCAATCTTTGTGACTCCATTTACAACTCTAGATCGTTTTATGCCATCGGCTCCAACAGATACTAATTTTGAAGTAAATTTCAAATGCTTTGATAATTCTTCTTCATTTTCATTTTCATTTTCAAGTTTACATTCCTGTTCCATTTCATGAAAATCATCATCAAACATTTTGCTTACATCATGTTGTAAACGAGATGTTCCGAAAAAACTTGGCTCCATCAAATCAAAAGGTCCGATAAATCTTCTTCCTCTCCCTAATGAAGGTTGAAATAAATTAGTCGGTCTTTCTATCAAACCTAATGGAGAAAGTGCTGATGTAAATGTATCAATAATGTCTGACACAGTCACATCATTTCGTTGACATTCATCTCTCTTATGACCTCTAGGATCTTCGCGACCTCTATGACCTCGATGACCTCGATGACCTCTATTGTTCCATCTCGACCATTCGTCTCTGTTTGACCATTCATCTCGAGGATGTTTGGGTCTATGATGTCTGGGTTTTTGTTCACGGTGTCCACCGTGTTCTGCGTCGGCTTCCACAAAAGTTACAGGTTCAGTAACTTGTTGTTGTGGTACAGTATAGCTATCACCTGTCACTTGACTTCCTAACAATTGACGAAGTAGTTGTTCTTTCTCTGCATCTGTGATGTTTTGAGACAAAACATCATTGGCGCGTCGAACAAAACTAGTTGCGTTTGGAAGTACTCCTGTGACACTTGGTCCGCTTTCTCTGTTTTCACTCATGGGTATAACTTGTCCACAGATTTTTTATACTTTATTTCACACGCACTTTTAATTTCAATTTTTTTATAGTTAATTTTGAAAGTTCCATAAGATGATATATCTTCTGTTAAAAATTGAAATTGTTTCCATATATTACTATATATGGAAACAATGATTATAAAATAATAAGACAATGTCAAATATTACAGTAAAAGTTCAAATAGAAATTCCAAAAAATGGTAATGTGAAATATGAAATAGATCATGAAACTGGAGAACTTATATGTGACAGAGTGATATATTCTTCACTTCGATATGATTTTAATTATGGATTTATACGAGGAACATTGTCAGATGATGGTGATCCATTAGATGCGGTAGTTTTGTGCAATTCAGAACTTTATCCTACTTGTACTGTTCAATGTAAAATCATCGGAGCTCTTCTTACGCGTGATGAAAAGGGACAAGATGAAAAAATAATATTAGTACCTATTGATAAAGTAGATCCAGAATCAATCGGGATATCAGACATAAGTGACATAAAACAACCCGTATTAAAAAAAATAAAACAATTTTTTACACACTATAAAGAATTAGAAAGTAATAAATTTGTAGTTGTAGATGATTTCGTTGGAAAAGATACGGCTAATGAAATATATTATGCATCTATAGAAAGATTTACTTCTTCTCAACAACATTAGATTTTTTACGTGGTTTTTTCTCTACTTCCGTAGTTTCGGTAACTTTTTTTGAACTTCTTTTTTTAGGGGCGTCTTCTTCCAATCCAATCGTCTTTAATTTTTCTACATATTCTTCTGGAAATTCCTCATCAAACATATATTTTAACCCAGCTAAAAATGCATCAGCTGGATCATCTTTTTTTTTAAACTCTGCAAAAAAATTACCCCATTTTTCATCTAATAGTGCCTCACAATATTTAATTCCTAGTTGTTTTGTCATTTTATAAATTTTTGTATTTTCTGTTTTTTTAAGGATAGTGGTCGTATTACTTTTATTTACTTTTAATTTATTTGATGGTGACACAAAATCCACTACTTTTATATTACTATTATTTTGTTTATCTTTTATGCCTCTCAATATAAAATATGAATGTAACATAGAAGCGACACGTTTCATCGAAGCCACTGCACTCATTGTCCTATGAATAAAAGTTGGCTGATCTTCTATAATGACTGTATCGACATTCATAAAACTCTCAAATGTATCTAATTTTGTAAACAATTTTTCAGCTAAAACTTGCGGTTCTAATTTTTTACAATTTACCGCCACCAATTTTTTAACTTTTATTTTTTTTTCAAATAATAGTCCTTTTTTTCTATGATTTTCACACCAGCAATGAATTGTGTCAATATTATTTATCTTACATGTCGCTTCTGACTCACACAACTCACACAACTGAATTTTTTCTTCGGTCTGTTTTTTTGTTTTTTTTGGAATATGTTTTTCTATGTTTATTAGAGTTGGTTCTATTTTGTCTTTATGTTTTTCACAAATGCAAATTCCGTCATCATGATCTTTATATATTTTTTCTTCTGAATGGTTAATTTTATATTTTGCTATATTTGGACACATTCCTCCGCCACGCAAATTCATTTGACACAATTGCGCATCATCGAGCAAGTTAATAACACCCCATTCCAAAATTTTGAATTTGTTGTTATCTTTTTGAAGCATGCAATATGCTAAATTTTTAATTCCAACATCCCATGACAATATAGTTGACATTTTGTATAGAATAACTTTATACTTTTAAGCCAATTAAAATGGCGCATTTATGTTTGTTTTCTGTAGGTAATAATTTTGGCGTCGACTTCGGTGTTATCCATATTGTTATAATTTGAAAATGCTAAATTATAATATGAGTTACTATCAACATCTGGACTTTCTGACATTTTAAATAAATCTGAAGCAATTGTTATTGGCTGAATATTAGAATAATTTCCACTTAGATTTGTCGCTGAGCTATCTGTTATGTCAGAGTGAGATGATGTTTCTGACATCTGTAAATCTGACGAATCAGATTTAGAAACAGATTTGTCAGATTTAGAAAACGATTGAACAGAATTATTTTCTTGGGTTTTTTTTGCCTTATGTCTTGACTCTAATTTTGTAATTAATCTATCTGTTCTTACTTCCGTTTTTTCATATTTAAATATATCACTATGTAATGCTTCCTCAATCAACGTTAAACAATTACTTATATCATTAATATCCATTTTTGTTATATATAAATATGTAACAAAAAATTGATATTAACTTAAATTATTTTAAAATATCTTGTGGCTTATTAACAAAAACAATGAGCTTAAATTGCCAAGATAATGTATATAAAGACGTGGATTCTGATCCATCTATAAAAGCAAAAATAATCAAAGATTTTAGTGTAGGTCATTTACCAGAAGATGTTTCAATTTCAACGATGACATTGACATGTAAAATTGCAACCAAATTTAATTGTGAAAATATTGCAAAATATGTAGATTTAGATATAAGTAGAATTTTAACGGTGACACATGGAGAGTTAGGTAACACAAAAACAAATAGAACAATAGTCCCAAAGAAAAAAACCACAGGAAAACCAAAAAAACAAAAAAAAGTGTTTTATAATCAAGTTTCGATGTATGTAAAAGTCCATGCGAAAAATAAAAAACCAGTCAACATAAAAATTTTTTCAAATGGTTCAATTCAAATGACAGGATGTAAAACTGTTGAAAATGCAATTGAAACATTAATTAAGGTCTTATATGAATTGAAGAAAGAGAAGGCTGTAATTGACTATGCAAACATGAAAGTTATTGATAAACCATTTTGTGACAACCCATCAATCCTTGATTTAAAGCATATTGTTGGTTTACAAATTGTGATGATAAACAGCGGTTTCCAAATTCCGTTTAAAATGGATCGTAACAAGTTATATAATTTGTTATTATCAGATGGATATGAATGTTTTTATGATTCAGTAAAACATGCATGTGTAAATGTAAAATTTGTCCACGAAGAAAAAATTATATCAATTTTCGTTTTTGAAAAAGGATCTATTTTAATTACAGGTGCGCGAAATTGTACACAAATTTATGAAGCATACATGTTTATAAATAAATATTTACTGAAACATCATAATACTATTAAGAAAAACGAAGCATTATCAAATTCTAATATTGCAAAATATTTAGGAACGTACAAAGTAGAAAATATTAATGTAAAAGAAAATGATTTTTTTATGTAATTTTTAAAACACGTCACAATCAAAAATTATTTTATCACCTTTTTTAATTTTATTTGTATCATAATCAGTTTTGTTTATTATATTATTCACATATGGATTATCTACCATTGAAATTTGGGGAAATGCCGTTGATCTGTCGTTTACATAAAATTTATCATTGCGATTTTTAGAATACATTTGTGGTAATCTGTCCATAGATTGATTTAATAAACCCATTCCGCCACTTCTTCTTATTTGATTTTCATCGTCTGGTTTGAAATTATATTGAGTTAAATCGTTAATTGGTCCAACGTTGTATTTAATTTGTGTTGGCGTTCTACCTTTTGCTACTTTTTCTTTTGCTGTGTTAGTTGTAGCATTATCATAATTCATTCTTAAACCTTCTTTTGATACTTCTGTTTTTGCAGGATTTGCTCTATTAGTGTATCCTGTTTGTTCTCTTATTGTAATGTCTGGAGTAGCATCAACATAATTAATTACATAATTAGAATCTACTTGTGATTTAGCCGTGCCTCTTCTATTGGTATACCCAGTTTGTTCTCTAATTGTAATATCTGGTGTAGCATTAACATAATTAATAGTATAATTGGCATCAACTTGTGATTTCGCAGTCCCTCTTCTATTAGTGTATCCTGTTTGTTCTCTAATTGTAATATCTGGAGTAGCATCCGCATAATTAATAGTATAGTTAGCGTCGACTTGTGCTTTTGCTGTACCCCTTCTATTAGTATATCCCGTTTGTTCTCTAATTGTAACATCGGGAGTGGCATCTGCATAATTAATTACATAACCCTTTTCGTCAAGAGTTGTCCCACCAACAGTTCCTCTTCTATTAGTATATCCCGTTTGTTCTCTTATAGTGATATCTGGAGTAGCATTCACATAATTAATTACATAACCCTTTTCATCAAGAGTTGTCCCGCCAGCAGTTCCTCTTCTGTTAGTGTATCCTGTTTGATCTCTAATAGTTTGATCTGGAGTGGCATTTGTGTAGTTAATTGTATATCCTTTATCTTCACCTTGTAAAACGCCTCTTCTATTGGTATATCCTGTTTGATCACGAATAGTGGGATCCAGAACATCATTTGGGTCAAATGAACGATTTTTTTGTATATCTCCTTGTATTGCTACTCCTGATCTATCTAGTCTATTGTGTATATCCCTTAAAGTTAAGTCTAGAACATCATTAGGATTGAATGCTTTTCCTTTTGTTAATCCGCCTTGGATACTTTTTCCAATTCTATCAGGTTGATTATAAAGATCTCTCAAAGTTAAGTCTAAAACATCATTGGGGTTGAATGCCCTTCCTTTTTGAAACTCTCCAGTCATTCCCTTTCCGTTTCTATCATATTGATTATATATATCACGAAGAGTCCAGTCAAGTACATCATTTGGATTAAACGAACGTCCTTTTTGGTATTCGCCGGTCATTCCCTTTCCATTTCTATCAAATTTATTGTGTATGTCACGAAGTGTCCAATCAAGTACATCATTCAGGTTAAATGAACGTCCCTTTTGGTATTCACCAGTCATTCCTTTTCCAGTTCTATCATATTGATTATATATATCTCTCAAAGTGTATTCCGGAACATCATTGGGGTCATTGGCGCGTCCTTTTTGGTACTCACCAGTCATTCCTTTTCCAGTTCTATCATATTGATTATGTATATCTCTCAATGTGTATTCTGGAACATCATTTGGATCAACTGCTTGACCTTTTTGGAAGTCTCCTTGAATTGCTACTCCTGATCTGTCCAATTGATTATGTATATCTCGCAAGGTGTAATCGAGGACATCATTTGGATCAACCGCTTGTCCTTTTTTGATATCTCCTGTCACCGCTACACCTTGTCTATCTGCATTTTCAGTAAATTGTCTACGTGTAGGATCTGGGATATTTGTAATTGTATCGTATGTATATGATTTATTGGTATCACTTCTTCCTAAGACACCTTGTCTATTATTCGATTGACCTCTTTGTGTTGGATCAGGAATATATGTATCATCTAATTTGTTAGATCTTCCACGCAAACCTTCGTATAAATAAACGTTGGTTGGTCCAGATTGTTTGAATGATTGTTTTGATGTATTTCGTTGTTTTGCTCTCATATCTTGTGTTGTAAGTTGATTAACATTGTATTCTGCGGGACCTATATGATTTGTGGCACTATGACCTCTCCATCTTCCTGTATATTGTATTTCTCCATTTAAACGTGGTGCACTTATGTTACCACCAGTTTTAACCATATTATTTGGATCATATTTAACAAATTGATCAGGTCTTCTCTTCTCCACCGATCCTGCGATTGGTCCATTACTGCCCTTTTGACCAACATTATGAACCGCTAACGTTCCAGATGCCTTCGGTTTTGTTGGTCTTAATTGTTCTGGCAAAGTTTGAGGTAATACACGATAAAGGTCTCCTGTCCCCACAAATGAATTGTGACCACCTTTCGTCCCTAATCCCAAACCAGGCGCAACCTTGATTTGTTGAAATGGTAATTCATTACGTCTTTCTTTTCCTGATATATATCGTGATTCATAATAATCTGTCATGACTGGAGTACCGTATATATTTTGGAAACCAATTATAGGGCTAAAACGTGGCCCACTTTCCTTTTTATGTTGCCAATCATCTCTGACAGAACCAGTAAAAAGTTCCATATTTCGTTGACTAATTTGTCCTTGATGTTGTGCTGCTAATCCTCCTCGTGTCTTTTTAAAAAACGGTTGCATATTATTATGTGTAAAGTGTTCTCTCCCAACAACTCCATATGTCATATCATTATCATTAAAAGTAGAATATCCTACAGTTAAGTCACGCTCATTTTGCAACCTATGTACTGCACTATTCATTAGAGAGCCAGATTCTCCATTGTAGGCAGTTGGATCGTCATTGTTTCCAAATCTCATATCATCAAATTGTCTTAAAAATTCATTGTTACTGGATTTTTTTCCTGTTATTTTGCTTTCAAATCTGCGGTTGTTTGACATTTTTTGTCCAGACTTAATAAAAAAATCTGGATCATTTGATTTTGCAGAACTTGAGCAACTTTGACATTCAGATCCATCGTCTCCAGTTTCAGTAAAAAGTTCAAAATTCATTGGTTTTTGTTTTGTGCTTTTCATTGATTTTTTAAAATTATAATATTTTGGAATAACTCCAGTATTGTCAGGATCTTGCGAATCACGTGAATTTTTTTCAATAAGATTTTCATAATCTTTATTTGCTTTTGTAAAATATTCACGGCTATAAATATCACCAGTATCTACTTCTTTTTTTAAAGAAGCCTTTTGTTTCTCAAGTACTTGTTTATCTTTTCTGCCGTTAAAATATTGTCCTAGGAATGCTAAACCTCCAATAACTTCCATAGTTTATTGTTTATAATAATTACTTGTTAAAATAATTGTTTTTTAAACACGGCGAAGTTACTATAATATTTTGTGTATTATATGTAATTAGTATATATTGCAAAATGAATATTGAAAAGATACGTATTATGTTATATTATATTATATTATTTTTACTTATAGCGTCGTTGTTTGTACTTTACAACATTTTATTTCAAGAAAACTAGAAATACTTCCTTAAAACTGAAATTAACGCGAACGAGCAATAATATTGTTTGCAATAACAATATTAATTTTATCTTTATTCTAATCATATCTTGTTATTTAATTAAAATAATTATTTTACTTTGAATTTGGATATCTGTATTTTGGCTTGTCACACCATGGTCCAGTGTTCAAAACATATCCAGGGTTAGTTGGTCTAATTAAGTTGTTAGAGATAATTGGGCATGCTTCTGGTGGCATAACAATTGGGTTTGATGGATCAAATGTTGAGGTGCAAAATCCAGATGATCTTTCACATCCTGGATTGTATTGAAATTGTGCGCATTTTGTCGCTCTTCTTGAAAGTCCTCTTAGTTCATTTTCTCGTTCGATCACTTCGTTATCAAATGGTCTCCAGTTATTTTTGTCATCAGCTACACACTTTTGGCAATTTTCATATTTTCCTTGATACATTTGATATCCAAGAGGTCCAGTACTTTGGGCGACTTTTTTTTCATACGCACATTTATCATAACTTAGACGATTAAAACTTCCTGCATTACCGGTATTCATTTTTATGATATATTATATCTGTATATTATTTTTTTATTTGGTTTTATTATAACGTCATGGAAAAATCTAAGGATAATAATCAATATTCCGAACTATTATATAATCTTGTAATCACAATAGGGATTGTTTTATTATTGTGTTTAGGGTCATATGCTGTGTATTCAATAGTGTATCCACAATCATCTATATCTACAATAAAATCTGAACAAAATACACAAGAAGTTCCACAAGAATCTGTCCAAGAAACGTCATCAGTTATGCCGTCCAACTCTAGTCAAGACACACATTCTGAGTCATCATATAAGGTTTCGCCAGTGTCTGAACAGGTGAATAGTTATCCAATTGGAAACCCATCAACGCCATCTATTGCTGTAGTACAAGAATGTGTACAATCAGCTCCGATACAACCCGCAACAAAACAACAATATAACAAATTAGATGAAATAACGTTGCCATCTAGTATTTCTAATTCTACTGGAGGATATATTGGTAGGGATTTTGTATGTTTTAGAAGTAAACTTGGAAATGAAGCATATGTATCAAAAAACACTGGATGTATGGCATGTCAAGTAGACAAATCAGGAAAAAATAATAACTATGGTGGAACTTTAACAAATGTAATTTCTACGTGCGTATATACAGACGATCCAAATAATACTGACCCAAATATTTGGTCAAAACAAATGTGTATATCAGCATGTGAAAAACTAAAAGATGTTAATTAAATATACATATTTGTTTTGTTTAAATGTGTATATCAGCATGTGAAAAACTAAAAGATGTTAATTAAATATACATATTTGTTTTGTTTAAATGTGTATATC